TGTGAAAAAATTGTGAAAAAATTGTGAAAAAATTGTGAAAAAATTGTGAGAGTGAGGTGGTCAGCCTCACTCTCCTCTCCCCTCTCCTACCTCAGAGCTCTTTATACGAGCCCAGAGAGGATTTTTCTAATAATTTCATCATCTGACAGAGCTTTTTCATTCTCCCGTTTTACATCTCTTTTCAGTTTATCTGTATCTACTCTTCTAATTCCAAGTCTTGTCCTTGGAAGACCATCCATTTTACCAAAAACCTCAATAGCCTTTTCCATTTTAGTAAAATCTGTCATAAGATTCTTTCTATTCTCAGCAGATTCTTTCTTATCAATTACCCCAAGAGCAATTCCATACGTTACAAACGCGTCAACCAATTTGTTTCTCGCATCTACAATCGCCTTTGTGCGGTTTTCCTTGGTCTGCTCCGCTTCGATCTCAGCTTTTACCGCCTTAAGAATTTCATCTGTTGTTTTGCCTTCAGCGATCATTTTTTTAATATCCATAGTATGTTCTCCTTTTGAAATGTTTATTTGTTTTTCTTTATGTATATATTATATCAAAAAATTATAGAAAATTCAAAGGGGAAGACATCTTTCTAGCTATTGTTGAGCTTAATTAGTTTCCAAAAATTTTAAATGAGATAAGGCTCGACGTAAAAATGGAAGGCGGAAAATAAAAATGGCTTTTTTTACTATTGTATCATATATTTTATTAAAAATCAAGCGGAGAGAAGTGAGGTATGCCATAATTGCGGGATTCTAGAAAGCCGAATGGAAATTCCAAACATCTAGGAAAAAAGCCCATATAGGCGATCTTTGGGGTAGGTCGGATCCGAGTCCTTTGAACTCGGACCGCTGATTATATCACAGCCGCCGCGTTTTGTCAATAGGCAAATTATACAAATTTTTCATTATTTTTTTAGTAATATTGCACAAATAGTCATTTTTACTAAATTTTCATTAAAAAATAAGATTTTTTTGGTAAAAATGACTAAAATAAATAAAAATGTACAAAAAAAATAGCCAAAAATCGCAGAATTTTTGGCTATTTTGTATAGAATATAGATTTTTATTGAATTTTTATAAGAAATTTTGATTATTTTGTATAGAATAGTCAGAAATGTAAATTTTCTGACTATTCTATGTAATTTTTAGTTACCTCAGACTGCTTACTCTTCTACAGTTTCCTCTTCTTCTTTTGCAAGAGAAAAGTAAGGAACTCTTTTTTCAACCGTTCTAACCACTTCTTCAGATTCGACAAGCTGTTTAAGAAGGGCGGATAACTTCTGAGGAGAAAGTTTGTTCATCTCAGAGTTTTCTTTAATCATGGTTGTAACTGTAACAGGTTTACCAAATAACTCCAGAGCCACAAGAATGAGCTTTTTAATTTCCTCATTTTCTTTCTGATTTTTGGTTTTTTTACCGCTGGAAGATTTTTTATTCAACAGCTCAATTTCATGGCTGAGAAAGTTAAGTGCTTCTTCTTTTGGTTCAAAGTCACTTTCTTCCAGAAAAGCTCTAATAGTTTCAAACCAATCTTTTTTTGTCATTTTGTCTTTCATCATATTCATTACCTCTTTCTTTCTTTTGATATATTTATTATAGCATACTTTTTTGTTTTTGTCAATTACTTTTTTATTTTTTTTCTTTTCTGGTGCTTACTTAATGTAAGCACCAGCAATAGACTTAACAGAGCCATCAGCATTGAAAAAGATAACATTATTCTGGATAACGTTGATACCTTTATTCTTTGCAAAATTTCTGAACACAAAGTCTGTATTCCAGAGTTTAATAAAATCAGCTTTTCTCATGTTTGCAAAACCTTTTGTGTAGTTCATTGTTCTCATAGTCAATACCTCTTTCTTTCTTTTGATATATTTATTGTATCACATCTTTTGACTGCTGTCAAGCATTTTTTATTTTTTTTATAAGGTTTTCGCATAACACTTGACTAAAAGCATTTCCTTATCACTTCCTATTGATATAATAGCAAATTTATTTAATTTTGTCAAGTGTTTTTTTTAAAAATGGTTTTCGAAGCTTCTAATAAAAGTGCTTTCTATAATAAGTTTATCATTTTTATAATAAGCAAAAGCAATAGAAGTCACATAAACATCCAAACCTAAAAGTGAACTTTCAAAAGCACATTCCTGAGAAACATTAAATTTATAGCTTCTATGTTTAGGATTTTCTTCTAAGAAATTGAAAACAGTCTCACCCAAACAATCACCATTTTCATTCATTTCCATGTAATTATGTCTTTCAGAGTTCCAAAAACCGTGACTATCTAAAAAATCATAAAGGTCTGCCATTGTCTCCTCAAACATTGTTAAATTTTCTGTCATATTCATTACCTCTTTCTTTCTTTTGATATATTTATTATAGCATACTTTTTTGCTTTTGTCAATTACTTTTTTATTTTTTCTTGTTCCCACAAAACTACTTGAGTCATAAGCTTACCTTCTTCAATCCAGGCAAGAGAAAAGCTTACAATATTTGGTTGTTTTGGATTAAGATATTCAATAAAATCAATATCAAATTCAAACTCCCATCCTTCTTTTTGATAGGATTCTAATAAATCATTAATAGCATTATAGCTATAATTATAGCTATAACTATCACTATTCCAAAAACCACCTTTTTCTAAATCCGCTTCTAAGCGGTCTAAAATTTTTTCTAACATAAGTACCACCTTCCTATTTCTTATTTCTTATTTATTTTATGTATACATTATATCAAAAGAAAAAATAAAAGTCAATGGCATTTTACACAAAATATAATAAAATATTTTGTCTATTTTGACTATTGACAGGTTTAGCATTGTGCATAATAGAGAAAATTGGCGGATTTTGATATAAAATTTTGTTCATTTTACCTATTGACAGAGATTTTTGTGCAAAACGGAGAATTTTGGGATAAAAAGTTTTTTATTTTTGTGCATTTTTTCTCTTGACAAAATCGTCAGCGTATGGTATAATGGATATTTCGGTCGCCTTGATCCAAGGCGACCCGCTATTATACCACACTTTCAGGTGCTTGTCAATAGGCAAAATAAACAAAATAAAAAATTTTTTGAGCCTTATTTTTGTTACATTTTCACAAAATTATAGACTGGGACTCTTTGTGCAACAATACCAAAATTATAAAAATTTTTTGGCTATTTTTTGTAATTTATGTGCATTGACTTTTTTGTTCTCTGGTATTTTTGAATAAAAAACATCCTCCAGCAGCGGATTTTTTGTGCAAAAAGTAGAAAAAAAATGCACAAAAAAGGAGGACGGATTTTGTGTAATCCGCCCTCTTGACAAGGTTTATAAGTTACTTTTTAGTTTTACTCTTCTTTCTCAGTTTCTTCTTCTTTTGCAAGAGAAAAGTAAGGAACTCTTTTTTCAACTGTCCTGACCACTTTGCCGGCTTCAATCATTTTTTTCAACAGTGCAGACAACTTCTGAGAAGAAAGCTTACTCATTTCGGCGTTCTCTTTAATCATTGTAGTTACCGTGACAGGTTTACCAAACAGCTCTAAGGCAATTCCAATAAGTTCCATAAGCTCCTCATTTTCTTTAATGTGAGCTGTTTTCTTTTTGCCTGGTGCTGAAGATTTCTTATTTAACAGTTCAATCTCGTGATTGATAAAGTCAAGTGTTTCTGCTTTCTTATCAAAATCTTCTGTTTTTTCTACGATACCTGCCAGCAGTTTAAAAAAGTCTTTTTTTGTCATTTTGTTTGTGTTTGTCATAATCAAATTCCTCTTTTCTTTCTTTTAAAATTTTTTTGGTGGCTTGCGGTCGGTGGTCGATTTTGCTGACCATCCGAACCGCTGAAAATATTTTATTTATTGATTTGCTACAATGTTATTATACTACTTTTCTTTGCTATTGTCAAGCATTTTTTTATTTTTTCTTTTGTGGTCTATGTTTGATTAACGAAATTGAATATTCCGCACCGCCAATTTTGAAAGTAATTTCTTTTTGCGGATTTGCGATTGTCACACTTTCAAAGTTCATTTCCTCAACTTCTTTCAAGTGACTTGCCAAAATTTCAATGATTTTGACTTTTTCCGCATCCAATTTTACCTCACGTTTTTTCGTGCTTTTTTTCTCTGGTGTACTCTGAACATAGTTCTTAATGCCTTTAGCCTTAATTTCCATTTCTGCCATTTCAAGAGCTTCCTCTTTAGTTACCGGTTCTCCGTCCGCCTCAAATTCTTTCATCAGCTTAATAGCAAGCTTTTCGATTGCATCTGCGGTCACTGTTGTTTTAGCCATGCTGTATCACATCCTTTTTTATTTTTACTATTAACTTGTTACAATGGTATTATATCGCATATCCGCTTGAAAGTCAAGCGTTTTCGTGTAATTCTTTTCTTTTTTTCTGGGGCAATCTCCAGCAGGCAGGTTTAATACTTTTGTCCATTTTCTTATGCTGGTCAAAGCATTTTTTCATAATCTCGATTTCAATTTTTACGTCCTCAAGACCAGTGTGCGACTCTACAAAATCGAGTTCTTTTTTGATATATCTATAACACACTTCTGCGTTGGTTAAAAGATTGCCTTTTTCAGATTCAAAGCCATTTTTTTCTGCAAACTTAATATAAGTTTTCGTAGAAAGAATCATCTGACAAGCCATGTTCCAGATGCAAAAATATTCTGTACCATACGGGAAAAACCAGCGAATAAAGCTTTTGCTATGGTATCTAATAGCATTGTTTAAGGCTTTTCTATCAAAAGCCATGTTATACGCACCAACTTTTTTCACATTATATTCTCTCATATCTGCAAACATCTGTTTTCTAATATTGAAAATGCTTTTCATGGTTCTTTTTCCGCTTTTTAAATCATCCCAGTATTTCGGAATTTTTTCAGCGTAGTAGGCACTATTCATAGCTTCTTTCAAGTCAATAAATGTCTCAGCGACTACAAAGCTTCTTTCGGTGACAATGTTACCGTGTCTATCTGCAATAGCATAGCCAATATCATAAGGGATTGGTTCATTTACACTATTCGCAGTTTCTGTATCCAATACCATGAAAAACTCTTTTCTTCTACTCATTTTTGATTTCCTCAACTTTCATTTATTTTTTTTACTATTAACTTGTTACAATGGTATTATATCGCATCTTAGCTTAAAAGTCAAGCACTTTCGTTTATTTTTTAAAATCTTTTAACTGTTGGTTCGTAGACAACTCTTTAATTTTATATTTATGCAATCTATTGTTTAAACAATAAGTGCATCCTCCGTGGTTTCTGCAATGCATAGATACGGCTTTTGCTTTGCGATATTCTTTTCTATGTTCTTTACCACTTTTAATTGCTTTATCCATCATATTCTATCACCTACTTTCTATAAAAAACTTTTTAAGATTTCCATAATATTATTTACATCAAAAGCACCTTTTCCCCACTCGATTCGATTTTTTTCTTCATCATCAAAAAGCCACCCCTTGCAATCAACGACAGTACTTTTTGGTGTACCATAGTTTACAATTTTGATTTCATCCCATTTAATACTAGGTAAGTGTTTTTCAAGCCATGCAAGTTTTACACTTGTTACCGCCGTATTATAAGAAGCTGACCCGCTTTTACTTAACCAGCTTACAATACCAATTCTATAGCCATTAGCTTGTAACTTGTGAAGCACTCTTGCGAAAACTGAAAAATTAAAAAGTGGTTTTGCTACTTTGTATGGTGTAGTGTCTTCTTTTTCCAAATATGCTAACCAGTTTTCCACGCCGTAGAAGTTAGCAAGTGTACCGTCCATGTCAAAATAAATAGTTCCCTTTGTGCTCATCATTTCTTTAATTGTATTATCCATCATAATAATTATCAATCCTTTCTTTTTTGATTATCGCAAGTGCCTTGCGACCGACCGCTCATTATGTAAGCTTTGCTTTATTTCTGATTTAAGTTTAATGTCCTTTGACAAGTATATATTACTACATCTTAGCGAAAAAGTCAAATTTATTTTTTATTGTGCAAAAGTGATGAAATTTTATATAAAAATCATAGTATTTTTGTCAAAATATACAAATGTAGAAAAATAATGCGGATTTAGGCGGATTCTTGTGCATTTTGCTACCTTAAATATCACATATTGTGTTTCTGCGTGTCAAAAAAGGTATGATTTTTTATTAAAATTTCGTCACTTTGCACAAGGTGTAGAAAATTTTGGTATTATTTTATTAAATTTTGTGCATTTTGTATACCATGTCAAAAAATGGGATTTTTTTAATTTATTTTTTGTGCAAATTGCCTATTGACAAAAAGGTGCTAGATGTGGTATAATAAAATTTCGGGGTGCCCCGACCCCGAACGGACTTTGCCCTCTTTCATTATAACATACTCGAGCCACCTTGTCAAGAGTTTTTTTCAAAAAAAATGCACAAATTTTGGGATAAAAATTTTGAAAAATTTGTGCATTTTTTCTCTTGACAAAATGTCTCAACTATGTTATAATGGAAGGCTCGCGAGCAGTCAATGCGAGCCGAGCCGGCTATTATAACACATTTTCCGCGACTTGTCAACCCCTTTTTAAAAAATTTTTTATTTTCGTCATTTTGCACAAAAATAAAATTCAGCATTTTGCACAAAAAACAAAAGTCTAATTTACTTAGACTTTTGTTATAAAAATTTTTTCTGCTTATGACTAGTTATTTTCATCATTTATTATTAAATTCACGTGATTTCTTATTTTTTTCGTTTCATTATTGCTTCATAAGCAATTTTTACTATTTCTTTTGAAATGTTTTGATTCTCTGCTATTTTACAGAATATAATTACTGTGTCATTTTCAAATCCTTTTACTTGAATCATTTTATCCATCATCTCTGTCCTTGTCATTATTGTTTTCCTCTCTTTCTTTAACTGTCTTTATTATATCACAAGAAGCTGATTTTGTCAACCCCTTTTTATAAAATTCCTTCAATTTTACAACATCTTCTGCAAGCATTAATACAATCATTCCATGCGTCATCATCATTTGCGTACTGCGTCAAGATTCTCTCATCCCACCCATCTTCTAACCCACAAGTAAACCAAACGTCAATGACAATGTCTTCGCTAATATTTTCTCTGATAAAAACATCCATCTGTCTAAGAAGATTCTTTCTAATTCTAACTATCTCTTTTCTTGATGTGCTCATTTTATTTACCTCTCTTTCATTTGATACATTTATTATACCATATTTCCGACTTTTTGTCAACCCCTTTTTAAAAAAATCAATTCCTTCAATTTCAAAACATTTGCGATAAGCGTTAATACAATTACACCAAGAATCATCATCGCTTACACACTTTGTCAGAATATCATCATGCCATCCATCTTTAAACAGGGAAAGCCAAACATTAGTTATTACGTCTTCACTAATGTATTTTCTGATGAATGAATTCATTCGTCTGAGATAATACTTTTTAATTTCAATTATTTCATCTCTTGAAAACTCCATTTTTCCTCTCTTTCATTTGATATATTTATTATACTATAGGTCTTGACTTTTGTCAAGACCTATTTTATTTTATTTTATTTTATTTTTTTATTTTATTTTGGAAGAATAACTTCAGCTTTAATCGGTTCTACTTTCTGAGATGCTTTAAAGGTTCTAATCTGTCCAGTAGCAAGGTTAACTGCCATGACCTTCCCTTGATGTTTGTCTAAGAAAAGACCACTACTTTTATCAATAACCATGTATAATCCAATTTCATCAGTACCAGTTCTTTTACTAAAAAAAGTACTTCCTACTGTCAATTTCTCGATGCAAGTTCCTACTGTTTTTTTATCAAAGTTGATTTTCATTTTTGTTTTCCTCTCTTTCATTTGATATATTTATTATACTATAGGTCTTGACTTTTGTCAAGACCTATTTTAAATTAGTTTTAAAGAAGTTTTTGAAGTTTGCCGTCAGCATCGAATTGAAATCCAATGTTTTCACCATAAGAAGAAAGCTCAGCTTCAAAATAATCCTTTTCCTCATAGCAAATCTCTATGTCGGCTTTTTTAAAAATCTGTAATAAAATTTCTTTATCTGTTTTTTTCATTTTTATCAACCTCTCTTTCATTTGATAATATTATTATACACTACTTTTGAAAATCTGTCAAGACTTTTTTGTTTTACTTTCAACCATGTTTTTTGTAAATTCATTACTAAACTTTTCGTATGTTTCTTCTAATAAGTCCGCTCTTAATGCAATAAACTCCATAACTGTACTGACGCCATGCATAAATGATTCTTTACCATTTTTTGCATCATATTTCCCAAAAAAGAATGATGGCGAATTTTTTTTCATATCCTCAAATACTATTTTATAAGCCTCTTCTAATTTTTTATTCTCCATTATATATCACTCCTTTTCTTTTATGACTTAATTATACTATAGTCTTTATCTTTTGTCAAGCCTTTTTTGAAAAAAAGGAAGATTTTTTTTATCTTCCTTTTTCTGCAATCCCATCTTGTTTTTTATCTTAATAATCTTAATAAATAGTTATTCTCATGCTCTTTCAAAAAAGCGTTAATTTCTTCTATTGTTTCAGCGTAAATCTCGCCTGTCTCAGTGTCTACCAACATCAATTTTTTACTTCCTAAAAATAATCCTAAATCTAACATATTTAAGCCCTCCATTAAGAAATTTTTACCAGATAACCGTTTGTATTTTTTTCTACTGAAAAAATGTATTGATTATCTTTTAAGTATTTTTTTACAGTTTCAAATGCTTTTCGAGTTGTCAGTAACATTGTCATATTTCTTTACCTCTCTTTCATTTGATAATACTATGATACTATATTTCCTTGCTTTTGTCAAGCATTTTAGGAAAATTTCTAAAGATTTTTTTATGCGGATTTCCACTGAAAAAACCTGAACTTAAGGAGATTGTAGGTGAACCGACTCCAGAACTGTCAAGTTCGGGAGTCCCTTTTTTATTTAAGGAATGATTCTAAAGCCTTGTAGCATAAATCAGCGTTTTCTTTATCTTTTATGCTAGTGCCTTTAGAAAAGTCATTCATAGCGACTGTCAGTAATTCCGGCACTGAAATAAATTCAAATACCAACTGTAAAGCCGCCAATTCATTAAGATTGACTTTTTTCATCGGTTCTTTTCTATCTCCTTTTTAAATATTTTATTTTCTTTACATTATTATTATATCAAATTTTTTAATAAAATTCAAAAAAGATACTTTATCTAAATAAGCAAAGAAAAGGGCTAAACCTATTCCGCCCTTTTCCCGCTTTTCCGCTATCCTATTATCTCTGCATCTGTAATAATATCATCTGTCACACTATCAGTCCCTAAAGAATCCATGTATAATTTAACTTTATCTCTTGCTTTAAAGCCGTCCCCGTAGAAACTCCATACATGCCCGTAGCTATCCATAACAACCACTTCATTATTAAAAGAGCTAATCACCTTAGCTTCTCTTGTGTACTTAGTAAAACTGCCAAAACCGCAAATACTACTTAAAGTTGCACTTACTACTAATCCTAAAATCACCTTTTTCATCATGTCTAACTCCAACCTCTTTCTTTCTTAATCTTTTCGTATCTTCTTTTTTCTTCTTCTTCAATCTTCTTTTTGTCATATACTCTAACTTTCATTCTAGTATATCCATCTCTTTTTAAACACCAACGTTCTGTTTTACGTTGCACTACTATTTTATCAATAGCTCTTTGCTGTACCTCTTGCTTATGAGTGTTGTAATATTTGATACTTTCAATTTCTAATAAAGTACTTATTGGTCTGTACTTATTGGTTACACTAAACAAAGTACATTGAATTGTTATCATCTTATCACCTCTCTTTTCAAGTATTATTATACTACCTTATTATACCATTGTCAAGCTTTTATTTACAGTATTTTTATTTATTTTAATGTATATTTACTCATGTTATTAAAACTAATAGTTAGCTTTAAATATATATATTTATATCTTTTTTATAAATAGTAAAATAAAATATAATATAAATATTATCATACTATTTTATTTAGTATTATTTTATAAGCTTTTTATTATTATTATTATTATTATTATACTATCTTATCATAATTATTATAAAATATTATAGTGCCAATACTAACATTATTATCATTATATCTCTTCTTTATGTATAGTTATAATTGATAAGATTAACAATAATATAAGATAATGTTATTACACTAATTATACTTATACTATGTATGTATTATATTGTTATAATATTACATTATATTATTATTATTATTATCTTTCTTTTGTCTTAAGCTTAACCTCTCATTATAGCACCTTTAGCTCATTCTGTCAATAGACATTTTACACAATTTTTTCTTTAAAACTTTGTGCAGATTGCCCATTGACATTTCTTGTCTATTGACATTTTGTACAAAAATCAAATTATATTTTTGTATACTTTTACCATTGACAGGGTTTGTCAATAGACATAATGTACAAAATTTTCCACGTATTTTTGTATAATTTTACCTATTGACAAACTCATTTTAGGAAAATATCTTTGTGCATTTTTTACAAAAATTTAGCCAAAAATTTGTGCATTTTGCCTATTGACAGGCTTCTCGGAGCGTTGCGAAAGTGTACGCTCCGACGATAGATGGCAAGCTACCAATAGCCAATAAAAATTCTAATCTTCTTGCTTTATTTTAGTTATTTAAAGAATTTATTTTATTAGTTTAACTCTTTCTCCTCTTTGCTTAAAATAATGTGTTCAAAACTCTTCTGAACAAAAAGCATATCCTCTTTGGAAAATGATTTGAAAAATTATTTGTTAGGGGTGTTCTTGTTGCTTCTTGCTCAAAAGAGATGCTCAAACTACAGACCATACTTAAACATAATGCCGGGGTATATTAAAGGATTAAAATTTTTTACTTTTATAAAAAGATAGTGTTCTCCACAATTCTCTCTCCAAAAATTTTTTCAAATCTAAAAGTCTAAAAATAAAATCAAAAAACGAGAATTAAAAATCTCTCCAAAAAAATTTTTTAAACAAATTAAAATAAAATAAAATAAAAAAGGATTTTAAAAAAATAAAAATATTTCTCGTTTTCTCTTTAAAAAACTACCCGCGATATCAAACAAGGCTCCGAAAAGCGTCTAAATTAGATCCATTAGGGATAGCAAAAATTATTTTTTTAAAAATATAATTATTAGATAATTTCATAAATATCTTTTTAACTTCATTAGGATCTTGACCAAAACCTCCGCATCCAAAAGCTCCTAAGATTAGAACATCAACTTTATTTTTCGCTGCAATGTCTAAAATAAAAGAAATTCTTTCTTTTAAAGCCTTAGTATTTTCTTCATCTGTTATCCCATTACGCTTAGCTTCTTTTTTATTCGGGGCTGCACAAGTAATAATATCACAATTATAAGAATCTTCAAAAAGAACATTTGGACTATAAATTGCTCGATTCCAATATAAACCGCGATTTATTAAGTTTTTATTTTCTCCATAAAAATCTTCTCTTTGTCGTTGTAAAATATTATAAAGAATAGATTTATGACATAAACTTTCTTCTTGAGTACTACTTCCTTTTAAAAAACCTCCGCCAGGATATTTAAAAGATGCAAAATTAAGTGCGGCAATCTTACTATTAGGAAACTCAGATACAGCTTTTTAATAGCATTAACAGTATCAGTTTCCCATATTTCTAAATAATTAAGATTTTTTTCATTTGTTTTCTTTGTTTTATTTACAATAGAACCTGGTACGAAACCACTATAATATTTAGTCCTTGCATTACACCATGCGATTTTATCTGAATATTCTTTTTCCATTTTATAAAAATGATTTATGGCTTGAATAGCTCTTTCTTTTTTATTCATCTATTAACATCCTCGTTTTATTAGAACATCGCATTTGCTTGTTCATAATATTTTAATTCTTGAATCCAAGCGATTGGAATTACCATTTCCGCTTTAGCATATCTTTCTATAGCATCCATAATCTCATTTCTTCTACTATTAATTACTTCTAATCTAAAAGCTTCACGCGGAACCAAACCTGCAACTGTCTTTTTTGCTTCATTATTCATATTATTTTCCTCCTATTTTAATTACTTTACCATGCTTTCCATTCATTTTCATTTTCATAATAATTTTTCTAATTATTGCATCTTTTCCGTCATAAAAAAATATACCAAAATCAATATTTTCTACCATTTTCTGAATTAATTTATCTATGTTGCGATCAAATACATATTCAATAGGAGCACCATTATTTTCTGCCCATATTTTTCCAATAGACTCCGAGAGCTTTTTCTCCGTATTCCCGCAAACAACAGTAAATAAATAACATTGCGTTTCACGGATAAAATCTTCCATAGTTGCGGAGACTAGGCGATTATCCGCAAAACCGCGACTTCCAAGAATACTAATTCTCATTTCTTTTTCCTCTTGTTTTATTTATAAAATAATTATAACAAAAATTTTTTAAAAAATCCAATTAAAGTGCTTTAATCAAATTTGACAAAAAAATTTTTTTGTGGTATAATATAATTGTAAACTAGAAAGGAGAAATTATGACACCAATAACATTAGAAGATAAGGCTTTTGAGGAGAATAATGTTTTAGAAGAAGAAAAAAAAATAACAGAAAAACAAATCGAAGAAGAAAATATGCAAACTACTATTAAACTAGATTATTCTTTAGAAACTCCTGAAGAGCGGAATGAATTAGTTAAAAAAATTATAGATAAGACTCCTTCTGAGCAATTAACACCTAAATATTTAGAAATATTATCAGATTACATTATTTTTGCTATGGATAAACAAGAGCGGAAACAGAAGCAAATATTAACTGATAATCATATGGTTACAGTTAATAAAAGAGAAACTTCTTTTGAAGGATTAGTTGGTCGCTTAGAGAATGGCGAAGATGGCATTTATAATATGATCGCCAATGATAAGAATATTATTTTTACACCTAAATTTCAAATAACTCAACAGGATATTGCGGAAATCCCTGAGTTAAAGCAACTTGTAGACGCGATTGCGGAAGTTGAAAAAGCTGAGAAAAAAGCAGTTGGTAAAAAGAAATTTTTATTAAAAAAGCAACTTATTGCTATGAGACAAGATCAATATGTAATTAGAAGTGCATACAAGCCACCAATTTATTGTATGAACGCAATTAAAAGTTTTAGCAAAATTGATTTTGATGAAAATGTTTCTATTAGCGGAAATGATGAAATTGAAGATAATAGCTTAGTTTCTTTTTTTAATCCTAAGCACATATCTGCATTATTATGTAACTATTCCCGCCTAAAAGAAGATGCATGGGGAAAATTCTACAGTGATTCATATTTTTTAATGGAGGATTTAGATACATTAATAGAGAAGACTCTAAGAGATAGTTATCCAATGTATTATGACCTCTTGATTTATAAAATAGACGGAAAACAAAATCTTGAAATTCAGAGTCTGTTGAATCAAAAACACAATGTAAAACATTCAGTGGAATATATATCATCTTTATGGCGGAATAAAATACCTAAGCTATTGTCAGAGCAAGCTCAGGAAGACTATTTAATTTGGTATTACACAACTCAGAAAAAAGGAAAATGGAAAAAATGTTCCCGTTGTGGGGAAATCAAATTAGCTCATAATAAATTTTTTTCAAAGAATAAGACAAGTAAAGATCATTTTTACAGTATATGTAAATGTTGTCGAAATAAGAAAAATAAATAAAGGAGGCTAATAATGAATTATACTTGCAACAAATGCGGAAAGTCAATGGATGAAATAAATTTTTATACATATAAAAATGGTAAAAAAACAGAATTATGTAAAAAATGTTTAACTATGCATATAAATAATTTTGAACCTAATACTTTCCTATGGGCATTAGAAAAGATGGATGTTCCATATGTTCCAGAAGAATGGAATATTTTAAGGGATAAAGCCTATGCAAAAGACCCTTATAAAATGAATGGGATGTCAGTATTTGGAAAATATCTTTCTAAAATGCGGCTAAAGCAGTGGAAAGATTATAGTTGGGCAGATACAGAAAAGATTGCTCAAGAAAAAGAAAAAAAGACTCAAAAGGATCTTGAACAACAGAAAAAGTTTGAAGAAAGTATGAAGCAACAGCTTGAAAAAGGTGAAATTTCTGAAGCTGAATACAAAACGATGGTTTCTACCCCCACTCAAAACGCGGAATTGGCGGTAAAAGCTCCTAAGAATGAGATTGGAACTGACAATTTTTATGATGAAAATAATTTTATAAGCGAGGATGAATTAATTGATCCCGCCGCGGAATTAACTCAAGAAGATAAGATTTACTTAGCTATGAAATGGGGACGTTTGTATAAACCAAATGAATGGGTTGAATTAGAGAAAAAATATGAAGAGATGACTAGTTCTTTTGATATTCAAGACTCAGATACTACAGGAACTTTAATTCTTATTTGCAAAACTTATTTAAAGATGAATCAGGCGATCGATTGTGGTGACATGGATGGCTATCAGAAGTTGTCCAGAGTATATGATTCACTACGTAAATCCGCGAAATTCACAGCCGCACAAAATAAAGAAGTAAAAAGTGATTTTGTAGATTGTATTGGAGAGATGGTTGCCTATTGTGAAAAAAATGGCGGTCAGATTCCAAGGATGAAAATAGATGCACCAAATGATATAGTTGATAAAGTTATCATGGATTTAAAAGAGTATACAAGATCATTAATCTATGATGATAAGTCTCTTGCTCAACAGATAGAAAATTATATTAAGCAGAGAGAAAATGCTGATGCAATGAAGAAAGATAGAGAAGAAGCTAAAGAAAAAGGCTATAATCAGATAGAAATAAAAGATAGAGATTATCAAGCTTATTTTGAAAATATTGCAAAAGAAAAAGAAGAAGATGAAAAAATTTATATAGGAGAGGATGAAGACTTTATATGAGTTTAAAAGGTCTATTAGATTTATCTGAATCTAGAACCCTTAAGAAACAGGGCATGTCAGAAGAAAGACTAAAAGCTCAACTTCCTCATTTAAGAAAACTAATCGCTTATTATAGAGAATATCCAGACCTTTTGGTAGACTTTATGAAAGGTCCTGAGAGTACTTTTAAATTCTTTTTTTATCAGAGAATATTTTTAAGGATTACGATGCGGCATAGGTATGTGTATGCTACTTTTCCACGTGCGTATAGTAAATCATTCTTATCTATGATGATTCTTATGTTAAGGTGTATTCTCTATCCTAATTCACATTTGTTTGTTACTACTGGTGGTAAAGAGCAGGCTGCCAGTATCACCATAGCGAAAATTGAAGAAATATGTAAGCTTATCCCCGCACTTAATAATGAGCTAGATTGGTCAAGGGGAGCTTCTAAAAAATCAAAAGATGATGTTAATTATATCTTTAAAAATGGTTCTTCTATTGATATATTAGCCGCTAAACAATCTTCTAGAGGCCAGCGTAGAACGGGTGGTTTAATGGAAGAATGTGTTCTTATAGATGGAGATATATTAAATGAAATAATAATTCCTACAACAAACGTTGATAGATTATTACCAGATGGAACTAGACATAAAGAAGAAATAATTAACAAGAGTCAAATATATATTACAACAGCAGGGTGGAAGAATTCATTCGCGTATGACAAACTGACGGAACTTTTGGTTCAGTCTATGATTGAGCCTGATAAAGTTATGGTTATGGGTGGAACGTATGAAACGCCTGTTGCGGAAGGGCTTTTAGATGAAGATTTTGTAGATCAGCTCAAATTACAAGGTACATTTAAAGAAGATTCTTTTGATAGGGAATATCGTTCTAAATGGAGCGGAGATGCAGAAAATGCATTTTATTCTTCTGAAAAGTTTGATAGGTATAGAGTGTTATCCCAACCAGAATACGAATATAGCGGAAGAAGTAGTAAATCAGCTTATTATGTTATAGGGGTGGACGTCGGACGTATAGGCTGCACAACTGAAGCTTGCATATTCAAAGTTACCCCTCAACCGCAAGGAACGGCTTTAAAAAGTTTGGTTAATATCTATACTTATGAAGCAGAACATTTTGAGACTCAAGCAATTAATTTAAAAAAATTATTTTATAAATATAAAGCTAAAATTATCTCTATTGATGCGAATGGCTTGGGTATCGGGCTCATCGACTTCATGACAAGGGCGCAGATTGACCCAGAAACAGGAGATACTCTTCCGCCATTTGGAGTTGAGGGAGGAACATCAGAGGATGCTATTGCTCCTTACAGAAAAATTAAAGGCGGAGATGTGGAAGATAATGCTTTATATTTAATTAAAGCAAACGCACCAATTAACACTGAAGCTTATTCATACACTCAGACTCAAATGTCTAGCGGAAAAATTAAATTTTTGAAAGATGAGTCTGAAGCTAAAGCTAAGCTAATGTCATCAAAAGTTGGTCAGAATATGGATGCGGATAAAAGAAACGAATATCTAAAACCTTTTGTTTTAACAACAATTTTAAGAGAACAAATGCTAAATCTAGTTGAAGAAAATGAAGGAGTTAATATTATTTTAAAACAATCTTCAAGAGGTATAAAGAAAGATAAATTTTCTGCTTTTATATATGGATTATATTATATAAAGCAGGAAGAAGACCATAAGAAAAAGAGACGAAGTAGAAATATATCAGATTTTATGTTCTTTAGCTAAAACAAAATGGACAAATGTTTATAAAAAAGAAGAAATATTTTTAAAATACTATGAAAAAGAAGGGAGAGTTGCTATGCGAGCAAGTAGAGGTGAAATAAAAATTGAAGAAATTCTTCAAGAGTCAGGTTTGAATTTTAAAGAAGAGTATATTTTCTCTGACCTTGTAAGTTCTAGTGGTCGACCCCTCAGATTTGATTTTGCGATTTTAGATGATAATAACGAATTAGATTTTTTAATAGAGTTTCAGGGAATCCAACATTATGAGCCAAAGAGTAAATTTGGCGGAATCTCTGGATTGCGGAAGCAGCAATATAATGATATGAAGAAGAGAGAATATTGTGCTAAGCACAATATTCCTCTTGTAATCATTCCTTATTGGGATGAAGGTAGACTTGATTATGATTATATTATGACTGCCGCAGGATATTAAAATTTTTATTTTAATAAATTAGATAAAATTGTATTTTATGTTATACTATACTTAGAAAGGTTAAGGTGTATATCTTGATAAATAGAGTAGCAGAAATAAAGAAGAAGGGGTTCCAAATGAGTATTAATGACTCCGCAGAAGATATATATACTCAATCTTTTAATGCAGTAGACTTTTCTAAAATCAAAGTTGGAATAAAAACTTTAGATGATGCTATTGTAAACTTAGGAGAGCTAAAAAAAATTAATCCTAGGTTAGCTGATAAAAAAGAAGTTTTACGAGCTATTAATAATGGAGACTATGAAACTATGAGAGATATATCTAATTTCTTTTATAAAACTAGTGGTATTTATAATAGACTTTGTAGATATATGGCATATTTATATAGATATGATTGGTTAATTACTCCTTATATTAATTCAGATAATTTAAAGCCAGAAAAAGTATTAGATGGATTTAATAAAGCTTTAATGTATTTAGATAACTTTGAAGCTAAACGTTTTTTTGGGGAAGTTGCATTAAAAGTTATTAAGAATGGCTGTTATTATGGATATTTGATCCCCCAAAAAGATCGAATGGTAATACAAGAATTGCCGCCCAAATATTGCCGTTCAAGATTTAGTGTTAATGGACGTCCTGCGGTAGAGTTTAATATGAAATTTTTTGATGAAGCATTTAGAGATACAACTCAAAAGATGAAAATGCTAAATCTGTTTCCTGCGGAATTTAAGAAAGCTTATATTCTTTACAAAGAAGGAAAATTAAAAGCTGATTTTGCTGGAGATACATCTGGGTGGTATCTATTAAACATTGATAACGTAATAAAATTTAACTTGAATGGAGATGATTTTCCAGCTTTCATTTCAGTCATTCCTGCAATTATAGATCTGGACGCCGCACAAGAGCTAGATAGAAAAAAAATGCAACAAAAACTATTAAAAATTATCATTCAGAAAATGCCTGTTGATAAAAATGGAGATTTGGTTTTTGATGTAGAAGAAGCTCAACAGTTACATAATAACGCTGTGAAAATGTTAGGAAAAGCGATTGGAATAGATGTTTTAACTACTTTTGCTGATGTTGAGGTCGCGGATATGGCTGATAAGAGTTCCACTACTACTGTTGATGAATTGGAAAAAGTTGAGCGTGCAGTTTATAACGAAGCTGGAGTCTCTCAGATGCAATTTAATACAGATGGAAATATTGCCTTAGAAAAATCTATTTTGAATGACGAAGCTTCCATGTATAATTTATTAATTCAATTTGAAGGGTTTTTAAATACATTATTAAAGCCTTTTAATAAGAATCCAAAAAAAGTATACTATAAAGCACAGATTTTAACTACAACAATTTATAATTATAAAGAGATGGCTAAATTATATAAAGAACAGACTCAATTAGGTTATTCTAAGATGTTACCGCAAATAGCTCTAGGTCAATCTCAAAGTTCAATTTTAGCTAATGCTTATTTTGAAAATGATGTTTTAGATTTAGTAAATCTATTTATTCCGCCTTTAATGTCTAGCACTATGAATGTAGAAGCATTAAACCAAGCAAAACCCGCGGAAGATGGAGAAGAAAAGAAAGCGGGCAGAAAAGAAAAAGCTGATGATGAGAAAAGTGAAAAAACTATGAAAAATATAGAATCTCAAGGTTGATTAAATTGGAGGTAGCTAAATGTCAAGAATGAGTATAGCTACAATAGATAGTCCAGAATTTATAAACGTTTCCCCATATAATCCTTTAATTTCAGAATGTGAAATTAAAGTTTTGTATTTGGGAGAAAATAGAAATCATAGCTATATAAGTAAAGAAGTAGCTACAGAGATGGCTAATTCATTACCTGGATGCCCTATTGTAGGTTATTTTAAACAAGATGTAAAAGATTTTGGCGATCATGGGGATCAAGTGGTAATTGATGAAAATGGAATACATTTTAATTGTCTTACAAAGCCTTATGGATTTGTAGCTCCTAATGCTAAAATTTGGTTTCAAAAATTTGAGGATATAGACGATTTTGGAAATTCTATTATTAGAGAATATTTAATGACTACTGGATTTTTGTGGACAGGGCAGTTTGAAGAGGCTCAAGCTGTTGTTGAACATGGAAAACCACATTCTATGGAATTAGATGAAGATTCTTTAAAAGGAGAATGGTCAAAAAATTATAAAACAGGTATAGACTTTTTTATTATAAATGACGCAATATTTTCAAAATTATGCATTTTAGGAGACAAAGTTGAGCCTTGTTTTGAAGGTTCGAACATAACAGCTCCATCTGTAAGTACATCGTTTACTAAAGTAGATGATAATTTTAAAAAGACTTTATATACTATGATGCATGAATTAAAAGATGCATTAGAAGGAGGACAAATGGCTTTAGAAAAAGATAATAAAAAAGTTTCTGATGAAAAGGACAAAAAAGAACAAAACTTTTCCGCAGAAAATCAAAATTCTACAGAGGGATTAAATCAAACTGATTTTGTAGCTTCTGATAAAGATAAAAAAGAAAAAGAGGAAGCTAAAGAAAATCAGCCTAAAAATGATGAAACCACAAAGACAGAAGAAAATGATGAAGATAAGAAGAAAAACTTTGTAAAAAAAGAAGAGGATAAAACTGTTAAAGAAGAAAAAACTAATACAGAAGATTCTACTTCAAAGGAAGATAAAAAAGACGATAATAAAGCATCTTCTGATGATGAAGAAGAAAAGAAGAAGAATGATAAATATACTTTATTAGAAGCTCAATATCAAAATTTACAAAGTAAATACTCTGCATTAGAAGAGGATTTTCAATCATTAGTAGCTTTTAAAAATCAAATTGAAAATGAGAAAAAAGATGCTTTAATTAACAGTTTTTATATGCTTTCAGATGAGGATAAGAAAGATGTAGTTACAAATAAAGCTAAATATTCTTTAGATGATATTGAAGCAAAGTTATCTGTAATTTGTGTTAGAAAGAAAGTTAATTTTGATTTAGAAAATACCTCAAAAAATGAAAAAGATAATCCTGTTACAACTTTTAGCCTAGAAGAACAGGATAGTTCTATCCCAGCGTGGATAAATGCTTTAAAAAATACTCGAAACAGTAGAAATGATTAAGGAGGATATATAGATGACTACAACAATTAAAAGAATTGGTTTTGGTCAAGTTGAACCTAATCATTTGTCAGCTCAAAGAACTTCTCAGATTTACGCACAATTACCAGCAAAATCTGATATTAGTATTCTTGAAAATGGTCAGTATGTAAAATATGACTATGCTAATGGAGAAGTTAATTTTACTGGCAAAGGTGAATGGATGATGGTGTTCAACGAAGTAAAATTATACGATGATAAGTGGAGAGAGTCTTATAAAGATTTCGCTATGATTAAAGATAATTATACCGCGGGAAGCGATGATATTACTCATGATGGCTTAGGTCCGTTTAAAGGTCAGATGGTTCCGCGTGTAATTAAAACAAACGTTGGAGATATTTATACTACTAATGCTGTTGGTGCTGCAAATACAAGCGGAAAAGCAGAGTATGCTGGTATTGCTCTTGAAGTAGGAGACTTTTTAAAAGTTGACACAACAGGCTTCTTAGTAAAAGATGAAACAGCAGAAGCTTCAACAGAAAGCATGCTATGGCAAGTAGTAAAAATTTATACTATGGCAGATGGACAACCAGCTGTTAAGGTAATGAGAGTTAAATAAGGAGGATTATAAGAAATGGCTTTAAGTAGAAAAGATTTATTTACATTAGCTAAAACCGTAGCAAAAGCTAATCCTTCTTCTCAGGTTGCTTATTCTTTCGGTAATGAAAAATTTAGCTATGCAGATTTAAACGATACATTAAGAAACGAATTAAGAGAAATCGCGGGAACATACGCACTTTATCGCGAAAATAAGAATACAATTTTTGCTCTTATGGAAGAGACTATTGATGATGTTCTTCCAAAAAAGGTATTAGAGCAATATGGTCAATTCGCTGAAATTAAAACATTTAGTCAGGGAGATAAACCTGTATTTACTCAGAGAATTACAGTTGCTTCAAAGAGACGTGCAAAACAATTTATTACAAAAGTTGGATTAGCAGGTATTTATGAAGTATTCAAACTGGATGGTAAATCTTATGAAGTTCCTATAAGTGCTTTTGGTGGAGCTGCTCAAATTGGATTTGAAGAATTCTTAGATAAACGTATAGATTTCGTAGATGTTCTTGATATTATTATGGAAGGTCTGGATGAAAGCCTTTATCTTGAAATTGAAAGAGCTTTGAAAGGTGCCGTAACTAATTTACAAGCTAATAACAAGACTACTCAAGGCTCTTTTGTAGAAGCTGAAATGGATAAATTATTAGCTGTAGCAGACTCTTATGGACAAGCTACCATTTATTGTACATATGAATTTGCGGCTACTATGGTACCAGCTGAAGGTTGGGTTTCAGATGCTATGAAAGACCAAAAATGGAATAATGGTTATTTAGCAAGCTATAAAGGACATAGAGTAATTGTTTTACCTCAGTCTTATGAAGATGAAACTAATAGTAAAAAAGTTATCGACCCATCTTATGCATGGATTATTCCTACTGGCGGAAATGATAAACCTGTAAAAGTTGCTCTTGAAGGACAGACTATCGTTAGAGAAATTGAAAATGCTGATATGTCAAGAGAAATTCAGGTTTACAAGAAAATGGGTGTTGCTGCAATTATCACTAATAATATTTGCGTATATAGAAACACTAGTTTGACTCAATAATTTAATATGGGGAAGATAATATATCTTCCCCAATATTTTTATATATATTTAGAGATAAAAGGAGAAAATATGTTAGAGAAAGATACTTTAATCAAAGTTATAAATAGAGATAATGGAACTGTTGGTTATACAATTCCTGACTTAGGAAATTTACATCGTAATTTTCAGCCAAGAGAAGAAAAAGAAGTTACTATGGATGAGTTGAGAAAGCTATCTTATTTACCAGGCGGAATAGTTATTTTAAAAGACTGTTTAATCATTAAAAACAAAGAGGCTTTAGAAGAATTACTTCCAGAAGTCGAGCCAGAATATTTTTATTCAGAAGAAGATATTAAAAAATTACTTTTAACAGGTTCATTAGATCAGCTTATGGATTGCTTAGACTTTGCTCCTATTGGTGTTATTGATTTAGTTAAAGAGTTGGCAGTTAAGTTAAAAATTAATGATATTAGTAAGAGAGAAGCTATTTTTGAGAAGACTGGTTTTAATGTAAATAAGGCTATTGAAATTAATAAAGAAACAGATGAAAATGAAATTCCTAAAGAAAAAGCTAGAAGAACTACCCCAGTTTCTTCAACTTCAACTGCAACAGGAAGAAGAACAGCTCCGCCAAAATACAAAGTAACAGTTACAAAATAAAATATAGAGGGAGGCAATTATGAATAATATTAATAAAACTCCTTTTTCTAAAGTTTATGATTGTTTTTTATCAACTAAGGTAACAGACGATATGTACTTAGAATTAACTGAATTAGAGACGTTTCGTATGTTGCAAGATCTCTTGCTTTCCGCAATGTATAAATTTGAATTTCCGCGAGTTAATCTTTATGACTATGAAGAAGATTCTTTTGTAGATGAATCTACTTATAAAGGCGTTGAAAGTAATAATATAGAAGTTAAAGCTTTTATTTATTCAGGTGGTTTTTTTAATAGTTTTTTAACTCAAGAGGAAATTAACATTCTTGCGGTTTACATGGTTGTAGAGTGGATAGGATATCAGTTAGCTTCGATTGAAAATACTAGACTTAAATATAGTGGTTCAGATTTTAAATTTACTTCTCAGGCAAATCATATGCATAAATTATTAGCAATTAAGAAAGATTATGAAAGAGAAGGATTTCATTTACAGAGATTGTATAAAAGAAGAAAAGTTGATAAAAAAGGCATTGTGCGTTCAACCTTCAATATTATTATGGAACCAATAGAGGAGGAGCGTCATGATACTTAAGTATGGTGCGGAAATAGATAAATCCGCTATTGATAAAAATCTAAATAGAATTACAAATCAAATCTATAAGTTATTGCCAAGTAGAGAAGAAAAATCAGATTGGCAAAAGCCATTAACTACTATTATTGAAGAGCTGGCGGGAATGGATAGATTGTTATTTGACCAGCATGAAGTTCTGTTTCCGCTCTTGTGTAAATTAGAAGGACTATTCCTACTATCAGAAGATAAAGACTTTTTTCTTTATAGAAGAACTATCTTTGAATGTTTAGGATTGATAAATAATATAAAGATATGAATGGATTAGATAATTTAAAAACTAGACTTAATTATTATGGCGGAAGTAAGGAACAAAGGCTTATTAATGATAAGCTCAGGTCATTAAAAAAAGCTATGTATTCTTATCAAGGTCAAACCGCGATTCTTGAAGATGGACGAGAGTTTAAGTGCTTAATTAACCCAAATAAATTAAATCCAGATTATGATAATAAAATACTTTCTATACCTTATAGAGATGTATGTTTAAATAAAAGTAGACTAGGGAAAACTTCTGAAGCAGAAGAGGAGTTGGGGATAAAGTCTGGAGACATTATCTCTTGGAAAGAGACTAATACTAAATGGATTATTTATTTACCTTTTTTAGAAGAAGTTGCTTATTTTAGAGCGGAGATTAGAAAGTGCGAGGCTCAAGCTGAATTAAACGGGAAGAAATATTGGATTTATATTAGAGGCCCTGTAGAAACTACTATTCAATGGAATAAAAAGAATAATACAGTTTGGAATGACTTAAATAATACCTTAGTTTTTTATATTACTAAGAATAAGGAAACTTTAGATTTTTTTCATAGATTTAAGTTATTGAAGATAGAAGGACAAACTTGGGAAGTCCAAGACACGAATATCTTTTATGGGGAAGGTATTATTAAAGTTACTGTAAAAGAATATTATGAGAATCCGCTTCAAGATTATTATGAAGAGAGAGAAAAAGAAAAAAAAGAAGATTCAACAACAGAATCTGATATAGCCGGAGATGTTGAAGTATATCCATATGATATAAAGGAATATTCTTTAAAAGGAGATTTTAAAGAAGGCACTTGGAGTATAAATAATAATAAAGCAAAAATTATAGAAATAAAAGATAATTCTGCTATTGTAGAAGTAGTAACTGGAAAAAGTGGAGAATTTATTTTGGCTTACAGTGAAAAAGATCAAGGAAAAGTTTTAACTTTAAAAGTAAAAATCAATTCTTTGTAAAATATAAATGGAGATAAAAGGAGTAATATGAAAAGAAATTTAGCCGTAACGAATATTCAATCATCTTTTCTCTCTTGTGAAAAAGATACTGAAAGAATATTAAAAAAGCTTTTTGTTGAAAGTAAACCTTATAGTGATGATCTAAAAAGACTTTTGGTAATAAATACTAAAGATTGTTTAGATAATAAAGAAGATGAACAGTATAAAAAAAGATTAACTGAAATGACTCTTGGAAAAATGATTGAGCAGGGTTATGTTAAATTAAAACCTAAGCTTAGACTTCCTGAACATGAAGAAATTAAATCTTATATAATTGTTTCTTATGATAATTTTACACCTAATAGAACAAATCCAGAATTTAGAGATTGTACGATTAATTTTGACGTATTATGTCATACTGATTATTGGGATATAGGAAACTATAGAGTGAGACCGCTTAAAATTTGCGGTTATATAGATGGGCTTTTGAATAATACAAAATTAACAGGAATTGGAGAATTGCAGTTGGCAAGATGTAATGAATTGCTTTTAGATGAAGACTTAAGCGGATACAGTTTAACTTATAAAGCAATTCATGGCAGTGATGACAAGATTCCTTCTGAGGAAGAATAATGAATAATGATTTACTTTTATTGTCTGGTAATGATATTGCTTTTACAGAAGCTCAACTTACTGTACATCAACCTATTATTAAAGAGATTGCTTATATTGGAGAAGAGACTTTTTTTATGGGATGCGAATTTCTAAATTTTTCAAAAGATAATTTAAGTGAAGAGGACAAAGTTAATTTAGGAAATAAAACTAATTTTGAAATATTAATGTCAATAATGAAAAGTAAAAATGTTATTGCTCAACAGAATAAAAATTGTGCTTTATTAGTGCTAATGTTATTATTTCCAGAATATAGTTTATCATTAGATATGTTTATGGAACAAATTGTTCTAAAAAAAGATGGGAAAGAATATTTTATCAATAATAAAAATTATGAAGCATTTAAAAGTATTCTAATTTCTGTCTTTTGTTTAGATAAAAACAAAGATGATATATCTTCATATAATCCTGGCAATGATGCAGCTAGAAAAATTGCGGAAAAGCTGAAAAAAGGTCGAGCTAAAGTCGCATCTTTAAAAGGTGATTCTCAAAAAATTTCTATTTTAGAAAGATATATTTCTATCTTAGCTGTTGGAGAAAATAAAGATATAAATTCTTTAATGCAATATACTGTTTATCAATTATTTGATGAGTTCCAGCGGTTTGAATTAAAACAAAATTATGATATATACCTTAAGGCTAAATTAGCTGGAGCTAAAGATTTGGATGAAGTAGAAAATTGGATGAAAAATATCCATCCATAATATTACTTTTATGTATAAAGATAACTTAAAAAAGTTATTTTTAAAAGATAAATTAAGAATTTTATATAAGGAGGATAATGCGTTATGAAGTTTGGCGTTAGAGAGATTTGTGATGTAGTGTTTAAAGCGAAAGCAAATGTCACTATTGGTAATACTAAATTCGTCAAAGGTCAGCCTGTACTTTATATAGATACAGCAAAAACTTCTACCTTAGAAGGTGCTGCAACCACAGTCTATGCACAGGGTGGAAAAGGAAACACTAGACTGATCGCATGGGAAGGTGAAAAGACTTTAACTTTTACAGTTGAGGATGCTCTATTATCACCTATTGGTTTTGCTGTACTTTCTGGAGCAGGCTTAATTAAAGCTGATGGTAAGAATTTAGTCCATGTTCATATGACAACTGATGTAATTGCAGGAGCAGAAGGTGTTTGTGAAATCACTTATGAAGCTTTTGATGATGAAACAACAACAATTTGTAATACAACAGATGTTCCTGTATTTGGTACTGTTTTAGATGGTTCTGGCTCAGGTATTAAATTTTTAGGAGCAGGTACATTTGAAACAGCAACCGCGACGGTAAATGTAAAATCTGCTACTATAGAAAATGCTATTGAAGTATCAAACGGTAAAACTTGTCAGATTAAATTTACAGGTGCGGTTGAAGGTCAGGTAGTAAGAATTGATTATTACATTATTAAATCTGCAGGTGCTCAGACCATCACTATTGATGCTGAAAACTTTGCTGGTTACTACTATGTAGAAGCTAGTACATTATTTAGACGTCAGGATACTGGAGTAGATATGCCTGCTGAATTAGTTATTCCAAATGTAAAAATTCAGTCTAACTTTACATTTACTATGGCTGCTACCGGAGATCCATCTACATTTACTTTTACGATGGATGCCTTCCCAGGATATACAATGTTTGATAGAACAAAGAAAGTCCTTTGTGCAATTCAAATTATTGGTACTGACGCAGTAGATGGTGTTGAAGATACAGGTCATACAAACCATCAAAAAGGTTGATAATTAAATAGGAGAGTTTAATAACTCTCCTATTTTTTGTTTATAGAGGAAGTGTAAATATATGGCGGATATTATAACTTTAAATCAAGAAGCTTTAGACAGATTGCAAAAAATTATTTATGGAGAGGCAGCCTTAAAAGAAGCGGAAAAAGTAAAAGGAAATTACGAAATAGTTAAAAAAGAATCTATAAAATTTATCAATTCTTTAAATAATTTAAAAGATTCTACCAGTATTTCTATTAGTGCTTCAGATTTTAAAATTTCAAATTATAAAACTGCAAAAGAACGAACTCGTCAATCTTTACGTAATGATAAAGTTGTGCAGGCTATTCTCGATTTTGAAAAAGCTTTTAATAATTTTATGGGAAGAACAATTACATTAACAATGGTAGATGATGAAGGTCAAGTCTTTTTTTATGATGATAAAGCTCAATCTGACATTTATTTAAAATCAGGAGGAAAATCTACGTCTCGTATTTCATTAGCTTTTGGTAAAGCTAATGAAGAAAAGAATGTCAAAGTACTGCAAGAAATATTTGATCAAGTTTTTGAAACAAGCGAAGAAAAAAAACATATTAAAAGAGTTGAAGAAGTTTATAGAACCGCGATAAGTAGATATGATGAGACTCATGTAAAAGGATCTTCAGGTACAGAGAATAATTTTATATATTGGCATGACCCTGGAACAACAAGAAAATATGCATTTGTAAAAAGTAAAGGTCTTTTAGGAGAGGGATATGTAAAGGCTTTATTTTCAATAGATAATAATATATCAGAGGATGAACGTTTTGGAGAAGAACTTGATAAATATAATTTAGAAAATTATTATTATAATTATGTTCTTGCTGCTGATAATAGATCAGGTTCTGTTATAGGAGATATTGCAGATAGTATATTAGACTCTATGCAACTAGCAGTAAAAAATAAAAAAGGTTATTCTCAAACTTTTGCAAATTTAGTAACAATAGCTCAACATATTATAGAAAATGAAGTTTCTATAGAATCTATGAAAGAATGGATAGAAAAGCAGGAAAAAGGTAGAAGTAAAGAATTTCAAAATTCTCCTTTAATAAAAAAAATAAATAAAAAACTTACTGAAAATGTAAAAAATTCAGTTGAAGGAGAAGGTTATATTATAACTTATGCAACAAAAAGATAAAAATAATTTATAAAACTTGACAAAAGAAAAATTTTATAGTATAATATTCTTATAAGATGAGACAAAAGGAGAATAAAAATAAAATGAGAGTAAGTTATGCGAATTTAAAATTAAAAACTAAAGATGAAATTAAAACTTTTAATTTTAATAATACAGAAATAGAAGTTAAACAATATTTACCTATTGAAGATAAATATGATTTAGTTATGATTACTTTACAAAAAGCAGAAGAAAATGGTATTTATAATGCTTTAAAATTAGATATGTATTTTCATTTGCATTTAGTTTATATGTATACTAATTTAAGTTTTACAGAAAAACAAAAAGAGAATGAAATGAAAATTTATGATACTTTAGAGAGCAATGGTTTTATTGATAAAATGATTGAAGTTATTCCTGAGGAAGAATATAATGCTTTATTTACTTTTATGGATGAAATAATGCTTAATACTTTAAATTATACCAATACCGCGGGAGCCGTTATTCAAAGTATTATAAATGATTTACCTAAAAACGCAAAAGCTGCTAAAGATATAGTTGATTCTTTTGATAAAGAAAAATATCAGGAGGTAATTGAATTTGCGAAAGCGGCTAATGGAAATCGTCCAATTGGGTAGGATAAATTAATAAAAATGCCTTTATTATCATATTATGGTAGTAAAGGTATTTTTTTTATGCGTAATTTTAGGAGGTAAAAGGATATGGCGGCTACAAATCGTATTGATTTTACAGTTGGCTTTAATACAGATCAAAGTGGTTTATCAACCATTAAGAAGTCATTAGAAGAAATTCAAAAAATGACTTCTAGTGATTTGATGAACTTAAACAAAGGTATGGATTTAAGCGAAGCCAATAGCAGATTAACTCAGATAAAAGAATCTGCTAGTCAAGTTCAAAAAGCGTTAGATAAAGCTTTTAACGCGGATTTAGGAACATTAAATGTTTCTAAATTTAACAACGAATTAAAAAATTTAGATATAAATAAAATTTATAATGATTTTAATAGTGCGGGTTCAGCAGGACAAACCGCATTTAAAAATATGACAACTCAGGTTTTAACTACTAATATGCAGTTAAAACAAACCCATAGTTTCTTAGAAAATATGGCTACAACTTTGTCTAATACTATTAAATGGAATATTGCGTCTGGAGCCATGAACGCATTAACTAATAATGTACAACAAGCGGTTAATTATGTTGAAAAATTAGATACTTCATTAAATAATATTAGAGTCGTAACTGGCAAATCTGCGGAAGAGATGCGTGATTTCGCGGAATCTGCGAGTCAAACCGCTCAAGAGTTATCTGCGAGTACAAGGGATATAACTGAAGGAGCTTTGATTTACTATCAACAGGGTGATACAGATGAGAATGCTCTTGCTAAAGCTGAGATTACTCAGAAAACCGCGAATGTATCTCAGATTAGTTCAGAACAGGCTGCTGAATATTTAACTGCGGTTTGGAATGGTTATAAAGTAGCTAATGAAGCTGCGGCTGAAGGAATGGACGTTTATGAAAAATATGTAGACAAGTTAGCGGCTGTAGCAGCTACAACTGCGTCAGACTTGGCTGAATCTTCTATGGCTATTTCTAAAGTAGCTTCCGCGGCAAGTTCTATGGGTGTTGACTTTGATCAGTTAAATGCTCAGATTGCGACTATTATTTCTGTTACCCGCCAAGCACCAGAATCAGTAGGTACAGCTCTAAAGACAATTTATGCTCGTATGGGTGACTTAGCTGTTGATGGTGTTGATGAATTTGGAGTTTCTCTTGGTGAAGTTTCTGGAAAGATGAAAACAATGGGCATTGACATCTTAGATGAGAATGGTCATCTAAAAGAGATGGGAAATGTTATTGAAGAAGTAGCAGGTAAGTGGAGTACTTGGACAGACGAACAAAGACAAGCGGCAGCAGTTGCAATCGCAGGTAAGAGACAGTATAATAACTTAATTGCTTTATTTGATAACTGGGATATGTATACTGATGCTTTAGATACTTCTAAAAATGCATTGGGAACTCTTGAAGAACAACAGGACATCTATTCTGAAAGAACAGAAGCTCATATCCAAAGAATGAGAACTACTTTCGAGGATTTATATGACTCCTTATTAAAACCAGAAGCTATTAATGAAGTTGTTGATGGAATTACTTTTGTTGTAGATAAAATTGCAACATTGGTTGATAATATCGGCGGTGGTAAGACTGTTCTTGCTGAGTTAGGATCTTTAGGCGTAAGAGTATTTAGTAAACAAATCGCTGGTGGTATTTCTACAACTATAGCTAATTTTAAAAATGTAAAATCTAATGCTGAACAACTTAATGCTCAGTTAGAGATTCTACAACAGTATAAAGGATTATCTGCATTAGACGAAGATACTAAAGAATTAGTAAATATGAAGCAAGAGATTGTGGATTTAGGATCTGTTGCTACTACTGAACAACAGAACATTGCTAACGGTTTTATTGAACAAATAAATGCTTTGCAAAATCAAAAGAAACAGTTAGAAGAGAATGAGGAAGCTGCAAAAAATCTTTATAAGGCTTTAACTAATGAAGAATTAGACTTAGATAGCCTTAGAGGGAAGGGCGAAGGAGCAAAAAATACAGATACATATGGCAAAATTAAGAAGCAAGTAGATGAGACTCAGAAACAATATAAAAGTTTGAATAAAGAAGCCTCTAATTATGCTGGGGCTTTGACTTTAGCTACTTTTAATCAAAGACAAGCTTCTAAAGATAATTCAAAGCAAGAAGAGGCAATTAAATCTTATGAAGCTTTAACTACCGCTGTAAAAAATTATAATGATGAAGTAAAAAAAATAGTTTCTTCAAGTCCAGAAGTCGCAAGTGCTTATGAAAATTTTAATAAGAAATTAAAAGAGTATAGTGAACTCACAGGAAATGCTGAAAAATCGGTAGGAGAATTAATTGCGACTTACCCAGAATTAAGCAAAGCTTTCAAAGAGGTAACAGAAGCAAGTAAAGATTATGCTAGTCAAGCGGCAAGTGATGCACAGAAGGTTATGAAAACTGCACAAGATGTCGCTGCAGGGACAGGGGAAAAAGTAAAAGAAAAGTTAGATGAGTCTCGCTCTGCATGGAAAAGCTTTATAGATGATGTAAGAAATACTGCGGTTATTCAATCAGCTTTAGACATCGCGGGTTCTATTGGAGAAATAGGTTCTTCTATAGCTGGTTTAAAAGGAGTATGGGATGTTTTTTCAGATGAATCTTTATCTACAACAGAGAAATTAGGACAATCCTTTACTATTTTGCTTTCTACTTTACCGCTTCTTATAAATGGGATTCAAGGACTTCAAGCAGGTCTTATAACTTTGGCTCAAACTGCAATTCCAGCTCTAGCTGGCTCTTCTTTAACTGCGGGGGAAGCATTTTTAGCATTATTTTCAGCCTCTTGGATCGGTTGGGCTGCGGCGGCGGCAGCAGCGATTGGGGTAGTAGTATTCGCTATAGATCGAATGACTGTAAGTGCAAAAGAAGCGAAAGAAGCTTTAGAAAGTCAATTTGAAGAATATGAAAAGGCTCAACAGGAAGTAGACGAATTAAATTCTAAATTAGAAACAACACAAGAAAGATTAAAAGAATTATATCAAATTTCTCCAGATGAACTTACTCTTGCACAAAAAGAGGAACTAAAAACCTTAGAAGCCCAAAATGCGGCGTTGGCAACACAGCTTGAATTAAGGAAGAAAGTTGCAAAAGCTGAGGAAAAGAAAACAGTAGAAGCCGCAGAACAAGCCGCAAAAAAAGACGCATATGGTAAAGAGCTTGACGCAGCATCGGTAGACGCGTCAGTAGATAGAAGCCAATTAGCAGAGGTATCTGGAGTAGATATTGGAAATGGAAGGAAAGTTCAAGATATACTTCTTGATGACTCTGTTGCTAAGTTTCAACTAGGCGATGAGAAAGCTTATGAGGAATATAAAGCTCAAGCAGAATATTCTATTTCCGAAATTAGAAATCTATTAGCGAAAGAGAATACTGGAATTAATTATGATCAGAGAGAAGCTTTAAAGGCTTATGTAAGTAATTTAGAGTTCACTCTGTCTTCAGTAAATAAAAAATGGGAAAATTCTTCTGGTGAAGTTTCTAAAAGTTTAACAGACGCGTATAATAACGCTTTAAAACAGATTCCTTTGTTAGAAGAAGCTGGTTCAAAATATGTTGACTACTATTATAATATTGTTGAACAATACTATAGAAAAACAGATACATTAGGTTTTGCTACTAAGCAAGCTTTCGGTGAAGCTTTAAGTGAAAATAAAGAAGCTTTTGATAAAATGAAAGCGGAGATAGAAAAAGAAGGCGGAATTGACGCATTATTAGCGGATGATGGCAAAAAGCTACGAAATGTTATAGGTAGTAATGCTTTTGAATCTTTAAAAGAATACTCTACTCAAACAGGACTTTCTTTAGAAACTTTATTAAAGAGTCTTGATGAGATTGATGCTAAATATGATGATATTAAAGATGGAGCATCTATTGCAGCTAACACAGAGAAAAAAGAAATTGAAGAACTAACGAAAAAACAAGAAGAGTATCAAGAAGAATTAGATAAAAAATCTGTAATTGGAGATATTTCTTCTCAGTTGGCTAGTGAAGGTAGCTTAGATAAATTAAGTAAAACCAAAGAAGGAAAGGCTACTTTAGAGACTTTTAATCAGATGTTAGAGGAAACCGCAGGCATCTATAATAAAAATGTAAGTGCGGCTCAAGAGTTTGAAGAAGCTGCTACTAGAGGTGTTCTTGGACAAATAGAATACCTAGAAGATTTAAGAGAAGCAGATTCTAATTATTATACTGAAGTTATCGAGTTAGAAAAACAAAAATTAGAAGCGGAATTAGATTCTAATAAAAAAATATTAGAAGGATATGCACAGAGAAAAACTGAATTAACTATGCATATCAATCAGCTAGAGGATATAAGAGAGAAAGAAGGTTCTCTTAGCAAAGAACAACTAGATGAGCTTAGTAATGCTCAAGTTGAATTAGAAGCAGTTACAGAAAAATATAATGAATATCAAAACGCTGTTTCAGATACAAAGAAAGAAATAGAGGATACTGATTGGGAATTAAAAATTGATTTAGCTGGGGTTGAAGAAATCTTAAGCATTGGTGATTCTGTTCTAAGTGAATCTGATAAAATTAGAGAAGCTGCGATGATGATTGGAGAGGGATACATCGTTGCATCTGAAGATGCTAAAAAATTAGCAGAAGTTTTCCCTGAGATACTAGATGGTGCCCAGGTAATGGCAGATGGACAAATTCAACTTCAAGAAGATGTTGCTAAAGATGCATTAGGTAATCAAGAAAGTATTCTTGATGGCGATGTAGAATCTACTAACGCTAGAATAGAAAATGAGATTCAACTATTGACTGCAAAAAAAGAATCTGCTGAAGCCGAATTAGCGATGGCTAAGTCTGTTGCTGAAGGTGGAGTAAAATTAACTAAAGAACAAATAGAGAAAATTTCTAATGGGCGTCAACAACTAACTAATTATTTAATGAAGTTAGGTTTAGAAGAAACTGATGCTAATAAAGCAGTAGCTGCCGCGATGTCAGGTAATATGGATGAATATAATCGCATTACTGCGAATGTTTCGGATGATGTAGCTCATAACTTAGCACAATCTTTATCTGATGCAGCAACGTCAGCTAAGGAAAATTCTTCTAATATGGTTACTTCGGTTTCTGCGGTAGGCGAACAGGCAAGTAAAGTGGCTAACCAAATTAAAAATATGCCTAAAGGAATCAAAACTGATGTTTCGAAAGTGAATGTTGGAGGTGGAGGAACAGGAGGTTCGAACTTTACAGCTACCACAAATAAGGGAGATTTTAAAGGAGTCGATCCGGTTGAATCTTCTGCTTCTTTACCAGAAATAGATGAGTGGATAAGTGATCTTGAGCTAGATATTTCCACTTATGAACAAAGCATTTCTAGAATGAGAGCATTACAAGCAACTTTGCATGAAAATGCTGGTTCAACCAAAAAAGCCCTCGATAGTGCAAAATCTGGTTTAGGTGGTTCAACACCTTTTGAAAAAGATAAAAGTGGTAAAGGTGGAAAAGGTGGTAGTGGAGGAAAAGGCTCTTCATCAGATGCACAAGCAGATACGATGGATTTATTGCAAGATGAGGTTGAAGTATATCACGACATAGATCTTCAAATAAAAGATATCACAAAAGACTTAGATGCTTTACAGAAAAAACAAGAAAAGCTTGCTGGTAAAGAACTAACTAAAAATCTTCAAGAACAGTTAGATTTATTAGAAAAGCAAAAAGAAGCGTATGCTACAAAAATAGAGGTAGCTAAAATTAGGTCTAGTACGTATAAATCTGCACTTAAAGCAGAAGGAGTCACTTTTAACGCAGATGGAGACATAACTAATTATTTTAAAATTATGCAAACTAAAATGGATAATGTCAATAAAATGATTACTAAATATAATGGCATGTCCAAAGAAGAGCAAAAGAAATATAAGCAAACAGTTGAAGCTGCAAAAAAGGATTATGAGAAATTTAAAAAGATTCTTAGCAAATATGAAGAGTTAAATGCAGATGAAAAAGAGATAGAAAAACAACAGCAAGAAATAGAAGATAAAGCTACAGAAGTAAGAATTAAGAAGTTTACTTTAAAAGTTGACTTAGCTCTTGATACAGCTCAAGCAGAGAGAGATTTTAATGCTTTTAAAAAGAAAGTCATTGATGGTATAAAAGATGATGACTTCGCGGGTCAAGCTAACGCTTTACTATCTAATTTTAGTTCATACGTAAAGCCAGATGGTACAGGCGAGATTCAAGCTTTAACAGATCAGCTTAATAAAACTAAAAGTGAAATTGAAATTATGGAAGCTGGCGGAAAATCAACTATTTATGGAGATAACCTTGCTAAAGCTTATGAAGATTTAGAAAAGTATGAAAAAAATGCGGAAACCGCGTTAGAAAATTATGCACAAATATCAAAGGATATTGAAGAGACTTATTTAAGTGCAATAGATAAAGCTCAAGAAAAACTAGACGAACAATCAGAACAATATGAATTTATATCTGATTTAATTGACCATGATAAAGATGTAATTGGTTTAATTTATGGCGACAAAGCTTATTCTCAATTAGCTAAATATTATGAGATGCAAAGAAAAAATAATAATGACAATTTAGACTTTGCGAGAAAACAAGTAGAATTCTGGAAACAGAGAATGGATAACGAAGAAAAAGATTCTAAAGCTTGGAAAGAATACAAAGCTAATTATGAAAAAGCGGTTACTGATTTAAACTCAAAAGTTAAGAGTTCTATTGAGGAAGTTATTGAAGAATACAAAAATACTATAAATAAAATCTTTGAAGATATTAACAAGAGACTAACCAATGGAAGCGGATTAGATCATGTTAAAGATCAATGGGATTTAATTAACAAAAACGCAGATATGTATTTGGATAGTATCAATTCTTCTTTTGAAATTCAAAAACTTCAAAATAAGTATTTAGATTCTATTGATAATACAAGTAGTTTATCTGCTCAAAAGAAACTGAATAACTTGATGAATGAGCAAATTGAAATGCTTAAAGCTAAGGAAAAATTGACTCAATATGACGTAGATCGTGCTAATGCACTATACGAAATAGCTTTAAAAGAAATTGCTTTGCAAGATGCTCAAAAAAATAAGTCAAAAATGAGATTGAGACGTGATTCTCAAGGAAATTATAGTTATCAATATGTTTCTGATGAAGACAGTATAGCTCAAGCACAGCAAGAGCTATTAGAAGCTCAAAATTCTCTCTATAATTTGGATAAAGACAAGTATAAGAGTAATTTAGATGAAATCTATAGCACTTATTCTGAATTCCAACAGAAATTATTAGAACTGTATTCAGATACTACCCTTGCAGATGAAGAAAGAGAAGAAAAGAAAAAATTATTAGCAGAACAATATGGCGAAATAATAAATAACTTAGTTGAACAAAATGAGCAAGTTAAGCAGAATCTTCAGGATACAACTTTCCAAGAATTAGCTAAAAAGTATAATACCGATGTAGCTAACTTCCAAGCAATGTCAGATGAGGAAAAGAGAATCTTAATGGAGAGCATGATTCCGCAATGGAATTCAGGCGTTCAGCAAATGACTGATAAATTTGCGGGAGAAGGCGGTTTTATTCCAACTTGTGAAAATGCCTTTAAACAGCTAGATGAAGCTTTACTTACTTATAGAAATAACTTGAGTGAGACAAGCGAACGTTCAGGGGTAGATTTCAACAAGATTGCTGAAGGATATGATATGAATATCCAAAAAGCTAAAGAGCTTCTTGAGGAAAATGATAAGTTACTTGAAAAATACAAGGCTCAATTAGAAGCTGTTCAAGATGTACTTCAAGAAGTAAAACAGTTAGAAGAAGCTTATAGAGGTGTTGCGGCAGCTGCTATTTCTGCGGTTACAGAAGCTAATAAATTAAAGCAACAGAAGGATAAGGAAGCGAGAGAAGCAGCAGATAAAAAGGCTGCTGAAAATGGCAAAAGCGGAGATAATAACAAGAATAACAAAAGTAATAAAGGTGGAGGAAAGACTACAATCGTTGATGTCAAAGCGGATCCTTCTGATACTCCAGCAAGTGCGGCTGACATGGACGAAGGCGGTAAGAAATTTAAAGTTGGAGATAAGGTTAAATTACTAAAAGGAAAAAGATATTATTATACGTCTGAAGGAGCTGAACCTTCAGGAAATAGAGGAGCTGGACAGAATAAACCTGGTACAATTACTCAGATTGAAAAGGGAGCTAAAAAGCCTATTCATGTTCAGAGTAATGATGGTCCATTCGGGTGGCTTACGAAAGATGATATCAAGAAATTTGATACTGGCGGATACACTGGAGCATGGAACGGAAATGAGGGAAAAGTTGGTATTCTTCATCAAAAAGAATTAGTTTTGAATAAAGAAGATACTAAAAATTTCTTATCTGCTATGAATGTTGTTAGAAGCTTAGACAGTGTTTTAGATACAATTAATGCATCTATGATGGATAGACTGATTGGGCTACTAGCTCAGACTACTACTTCTTTGAGCGGCTTTTCCGCATCTCAAGATTTGACTATTGACCAGAAAGTCCAAATAGAAGCTTCTTTCCCGAATGTTCAAAATTCTGGAGAAATTGAAAAGGCATTTAAAAATTTAGTAAATTATGCAAGTCAACACGCATATGATACTAAACGTTAGATAAGAGAGGTTTTATAACCTCTCTTATTTTTTTGGACATTTTTATTTAAAAATCTTTAATAAAAAATTATATTTTATATAAAGAGAGAAAAGGAGTGTATAAGTTGAGCAATAACATAGAAAGCAATATTTGCAAAGCTATTGATATTATCGTAAAGAAAGCAGTAAATCAAGCTAGTTATGATAAGACAATTCAAGCAACGATTCTTTCGTGTATAGATGCTACTATTGGTAAATACAAAGTAAAGTATCAAGATAGCATTTTTTATGCGTACTCAGGAAACTCTGATACCACTTATACAGATGGTTCTAATGTCTATATACTAATTCCTGGTAACGATATGAAAAAAGATAAGACTATTTTAGGTACAACAAAAAAACTAGGTATTAACTATATAGCTACTTCAGAAGGAGAGGAAAGTTATGAACCTATTGGTAATAACTGTATTTCTTCATCTACTGTTTTTGGATTAAGTTCATATTCAAAAGGCGAACAAGAGAAAATCTTATATAGTAGAGATTTTCCAAATAAGAATTTAATAAAAGTAGATAGTGCATCTGCGGAAGAATATATAAAACAATCTGCAAATTTAGTTTGTAGCATGAAAGTAAGGACACTACTGCCGCCAGAACAACAGAGCAGAGGTAACTATGGTATTATCTTTGCGTTAGATTTTTTAGATAATGCGACTAATAAAATTATAACGAGAAATTATGTTATAGATGTGGATAAAATGACAGGTAATCCTTATAAATTGGTTTACTCAACCAAACAATATGGTATTTTTGATATAGATGGAATAAATTTCAAATCTATAAAAGAAATTAAATTATTTTGTTATAATTTCCCGAATAGCAAGGAGAATTATATTGATGATATTTTTATAGAAGATTTGCAATTTTATGGAGTTGCAAAACTTAGCGAGGAGGATATTAATGGTTGTAGTTTAAGTATCATAACCCCGCAAGGTAATTTTTTTAATACAAGTGCGAATAAAAATGATTATAAAAAGTTACAGGCTCAAGTTAGAGTTAAAGGTAAAGTTATAGATAATAATTCTCAAAAACTTCCTTTCTATTGGTTTGTGGAAGATATTAATATTACATCAAAAAGTTTAGGTTATCATAAGTATGGCGGTCAGGGTTGGAGATGTCTAAATAAGTATAATATTATTCAAGATGCGAATGAAGAAAATGGGGAAGCCGCGATAGTAGAATATGTACCTCTTGACTTTGAGTACAAGGTCTATTTTGAAGATGTAATTGCAAAAGAGACTAAATATAAATGCGTTGTTATTTACGATGAGAGTGCTTTAGAAAAACAGATTGTGATTAAAAATTATAATTCTAATTATCAATTTTCATTAGTATCTGATTTAGGAGAGCAGTTTTATTATGATGTTGGTTATCCTACTTTAACTTGTTTAATGAATGGAGAACAAATAAAAGATACGAGTAATTATGAATTCTCTTGGATTACTGTTGATAGTATAGGCGGTTTTAGTAATCTTGAAGAGACGACCGCGGAAAATGAAGAATATAATAACGCAGTTAAGAATAAAAAAGATTTAGAAAAAGCTATTAGTGATGGTACAAAATATTACGAAGTTGTAAAGGATGAATTAGACAGATATAATGCTGTTATAGAGAAATATAATACAATAACAAGAGTAGAAAAAGATAAGATCATTCATATAGATGTGCGTTCTATTACACGAAATAAAACTTATAAATGTGCGGTATATTATATTAGAAATGGAAATAAAACCTTCTTAGGTTCAGCATCAATCACTCTAACCAATTCCTTAGGCACAGAAGGTTCATATACTTTAGTTATTAACAATGGTATCCAAACTTTTAAATATAATGAAAATGGAATTAGTCCAGCTTCTAAATCATTAGAGAAACCTATTACTTTACAAGCTTTAACTTTTACTATTTATAATAATTTAGGTCAACCTATTGATGATGAAGTGGCTAAACATTGCAAAATTAAATGGATTGTTCCTTCTAAAAATACTATGTTAAAGATTTCATCTGATTATAATAATGTCAAAAAAGATGAAGATTTAATTAATAATACAACAACATATAATAATATTACGACATTAACATATGGTATTGAAGATAAGTATTCTGTTAATAAAGTTAGAAATAATATTCAATTAGCAGTAGAATATAAAGAGATGAATCTAATTGCGGAAACTAACTTTACTTTTGTTAAAGAAGGAGAGTCTGGAACAAATGGAACTGATATTGTATGTAAGATAGTTCCAAACGTTAAAGATGGAGAACCTATTCCAGTATATCCAATCCTTACTAAAAGCGGTGCTACCTATAGTTTTAATTTTAACAAGAAAGATAATGCGTCTAATTTTAAAATTGAAATATGGAAAGATGGAGAAATAGTTTTTAGTGGAAGTACTACGTCAGGTAATACGACAGTAGTTTGGAGCGTATTAAAAAATAAATATGGACTTGATTATGGGAATTCTAGCGGTGCAGATTATTCTTTTATACAAATTAATGCTCAAAATGGAAATGTCACTGAAGCAGTTACTGGAAAAGAGCCTTTAGCTTGGGGTCGCCTAGGAGTTGCTAATATTATAAAAGCTACAGTAAAATACGATGGAATAACTTATTATGCTACTATGCCAATTATAGTTGCGGAAATTTATGATTACAACTATAAAGTTAATTTAAAAGATTATACTGGTTTTAGGTATGTTATTTATAATGCGGATGGAAGGAAACCTAAATATGATAATGCTACTCCTTTTACTTTAGAAGTTAAGAAACGTATGCAAGGAGCTAATGGTTATGTAGATATTAGCACCAATTCAAAAACTGGATATGATTGGACAAGAAAAGGAAGTATTTTAGAATATCACAAGAGTTCTGGAATTAATGATTCAGCTTATTGGGAAGAAAAATTTTCTTTATATTTGACAGATATTAGTCCAGAGAACATCCCAAAAAATCAGCATAGTTATAAGCCTATTGATAATTATGATGGACAGTGTGTAAATAATGGTATAGTATGTACAATAAAAGATGAAACTAATGACAAGAACCCTATTGCGAATATTTATATACCAGTACATTTATACTTAAATAGATTTAATAATGCGGCTATAAATGATTGGGATGGTAATAGTGTTAATGTGAATAGTGACGGCGGTTTTATCCTGTCCCCGCAAATTGGAGCAGGAGTAAAAGATAATAATAATGCTTTTACAGGTATTGTTATGGGAAAAGTTCAAGAGGCTAATCAGAATAATATTGAGGTAGGATTATTTGGATATAATAAAGGTCAAAGAAATATATTTTTAGACGCGGAAACAGGTAAAGCTATTTTTGGTGTTAATAATGGCGGACAGATTATCTTAGATCCATCTGATGGAAGAGCGAAAATAAAATCTGGAAATTATGATGAATTACATCCAACAGCAGGTATGTTAATTGATTTAACTACTCCAGAGATTAAGTTTGGTACAGGTAGATTTAGTGTTAATAGTTTTGGAGAACTAACAGCAAAAGGTGGAGGAAGTATTGCTGGATGGAAGATTGGCGATAAAAAGTTATCTTCTGAAAAAGGTAATGTTTTTTTAAACTCAGAGGAAAAAAATGATGACGGCACTACATCTATAGCAATAAAAGCTGGTAACAACTTTACTGTAGATTTTAATGGCGTGATAAAAGCTGCTCAAGGAGAGCTAGGTAGTGGCACTTCTCATATTATAATAGGCAATAGCGGAAAATACAGTGCCTTATATAGTGGAAAAGAATCAAAAATTGATGATAAAGAAGGTTTTTATTTAGGGACAGATGGATTTGCTCTTGGAAACCAGCATAAGACATGGGTAAAAAATGAAACAAAAATAGTTAGTAATTTTCAAGTTAATACAAACGGTACTGTTTATATGACCAAAGGATACATTGGAGGGAGCGATAAAGATAATCCTCCTTTGATAATAACTGAGAGAAGTATTAGATATAAAAAGACATCCTATAATGAAACTGAAAGTGATGGATTTTATTTAGGCCCTTCAGGAATTGGATTAGGCAAAAGAATATTTACAGTTAATGATGCTGGATACTTAACTGCACTGAGCGGAAAAATTGGAGGCTGGGAAATTAGTGGCTCTAGTTTAGTAGGAACAGAGAAGAAAAAAGATAAGGAAGAAAAGAAAATAACTTTAAATCCAGCAACAGGCATAAATTTTAATGATCTTTTTACAGTTAATCAAAATGGATACTTAACTGCAAAAAGCGGAGAGATTGGAGGCTGTACTATAACAGGTAGTGGCATCTCTGGCTCTACTAAAGGAGGAGCATCTTGGAATATACAAGGAGATGGTACAGCCAGTTTTACTAATGTATTGATAAATGGAAAGTCAATTATATCAACAGACACTCATGTTGGTGGATCATATGATAGTAAGGGAGAAGTTTCAGGAGGATCGTCTTTATCTGGTTATATAGGGAGTGAATCTGGAGGAGCCTTGAGGTCTAATCTAGGTAATACTGATTATATAAGTCAAGGTGATGATAAGACTGTAGGTTGGGGACAGGCAGTTGTTGGTTTTGAAAAAATAGAATATAATTCAGCTACAAAAAGATTAGAAATATATTTACAAACCCTGCCTTTTCTTATGAAAAAGGGCGGAACTGGTACTAATGTAGGAGCAGTAAGTAAAGGTGTTGATTTAAAATAAAAGGAGATTTTTATGTATAGTGGTAACAATAATATAGACTTAAATATTCAATGTTATAAATTTTCACAGGATTTAACAACATTAATAAGTAATAGTGGTCTACCTATTACCGTAGCTTATTTAATTTTAAAAGATACTTGTCAACAAGTTGAAAAAACAAAAAATAATTATTTATCAATGCTATCTTCAGAATCTATAGAAAAAGTTTCTGTGCCTTTAAGTATTAATGAAGAAGATAATCAAGATAATAAAGAAGATTTAGAAGAAAAGGAGAATTAATATGGTAGATGTATTAATGGTATTTTTAAAATTAGTTATTATGGTTGTTGTTCCAGTAGCAACATCAGTTTTAACATTCTTATTAAAAACTTATCTTGAAGAATTAATTAATAAGAATATTCAAAATGAAACTGCGGATGCTCTAAAGAAAGGACTAAATATTATTTTAGATTCAGTTAATTATGTTCAACAGACATACGTAGATAATTTAAAGAAAGAAGATAAGTTTACCGCGGAAGCTCAGTCTAAAGCTCTTCAAAGTGCAAAACAACGTGCTATTGAATTAATGAATACTGATGTCCAATCCGCGATTGAAGCTAGTTATGGTAACTTGGATACTTATGTTACTACAGTAATAGAAAGTTTAATAAAGAAAAATAAATAAGAAAGGGGAGAGGCGGGTTCATCCCGCCTATTTTTAGTATGGATAAAATTAAATTAGCAAAAATATCTTTAGATGATGGTGCTAGTTATGGTGAAGAAATTCCTATTGGTGTAGAGGCTTCTAATGTAGATTTACCAGATGGAACTAATTTAGGTGATTATTTAGAAGATATGAAGATTGCGAATGAACTTAAAGCAAGTTTAAAATCCGCCAGAATACGTAATCAAGGAGATGTTGTTGGAGCAAGAAGTTTGGCTATTGGATTAAATAATAGAGCAAGTGGAGAAAATTCTTTTGCAGAAGGAAATGAAACAACAGCATCAGGACAGTCTTCTCACGCAGAAGGAGATAACACAACAGCATCAGGAAAATATTCTCACGCAGAAGGAGATATCACAACAGCATCAGGAGCATATTCTCACGCAGAAGGATTTGGTACAACAGCATCAAAAGACGGTTCACACGCAGAAGGATTTCTAACAAAAGCAAGTGGATCATGTTCACATACAGAAGGAATGGGTTCAACAGCATCAGGAAGTTATTCTCACGCAGAAGGAAGTGATACAGAAGCATCAGGAAACAATTCTCATGTTGAGGGTTATTATGCAAAAGCAAGTGGATCATATTCACATGCTGAGGGTTATTATACAAGAGCATCAGGACACTCTTCTCACACAGAAGGAAATAGTGCATCAGCATTAGGAAAATATTCTCACGCAGAAGGATTTGGTACACAAGCAGTAGAAGAATGTTCACACGCAGAAGGGAGCAATACAGAAGCAAGATATCGAGCTCATGCAGAAGGATATAGAACAAGAGCATCAGCAAGTTGTTCTCATGCAGAAGGAGACAATACAATAGCAAGTGGAGAATCTTCACATGCAGAAGGAAGCGTGACAAAAGCAAGTGGACATGCTTCACATGCAGAAGGAAGTTATACAGAAGCAAGTGGAAGATACCAGCATGTGCAAGGATTATACAACGTTGTAGATAAAAATAATGAGTATGCTCATATTGTGGGTGGCGGAGTAAGTGAAAATGAAAGAAAAAATATCCACACACTCGATTGGGAAGGCAATGCAGAATATGCAGGTGATATAGCGGCAACTGTCAATGGGAAAAAGGTGTCTATGTCTACATTAGCGGGTATTTTATTACCTTCAGGAGCAGCTGCACATAATGCAATATGCAGAGGAAAAAAACTGGGCAACACATTGACAAGTGAGATGCTTGCGAGCATTAGGGATGGTAGTTTCAATGATTTATATGTATGCGACTACATTGAAACAGAAGATAATATTTATCGTTTCATGGATTTTGATTATTTTCTAGGGTGCACATCAGGTGCATCTAGCGGGAGAATCGAAAGACACCACGCCATCCTGGTTCCAGACAAGGTAATGAGCAGTAGTGCCATTGATAATTATCCGGAGGTAACCCAGCCGAAAGAAACGCATATGTATGTGAATAAACTGCCGGAGATCACTCAGACACTTAAGGGCATATTTGGAAACGATAACGTTGCCATAATGGATAGAATCATCACAAAAACAGTTAATGGCGAATCGACAGGCTGGGACTGGGTGAACGTTGGAGCAGACTTGCTCACAGAAGTAATGGTAATGGGGCATAGTTCATGGGGGCAATGGGTAGGATTCCAGACGGGGATAATGAAAGGACAGCTTGCTGGATTCCGTTACAGTCACTCCTTGATGTGTTCAAACGAAGATTATTGGTTACGGGACAAGCGATCAGCTACAAACTATGCATTGATTAGCTTTGATGGTTATTCAAGCAGTGATACTGGAAGTCTGCAACATGGAGTCAGACCGTTCTTTGTTATATGGTAAGAAATAGCATGCCGATAATTAGCTATGGAATTATACCAACGCAACAGAATTCACACTTATGTCCTGTATTGTGGAGACGCTAGAAATAATAAAGCTACTAGCATTTATTGTGTTAGACCTGTTTTTGCAATAGGCGGTTAATATTGGATTTTTTAATAGCTCTATATGGGTAGAACTATTTAATTATTTTTTTCTTTTTTTAAAATATTGTGAAGAAAGATAAAATAGGAGGGTAAGTTTTTGTGATAGAGTTATTAGCAAAATATTCTTTATCAGAAATTGTTGCTTTTTTAGTTACTTTTGCTTTGGCTATAAAAGGAGTTATTTCTTTTTATGATTGGGCAACTGAACGATTAAAAAAAGCTTTTAGTAAAGAAACTCAAAGAGATAAAGAAAAAGAGGTATTAGAAGAAAGATTAGTTTATGGAGCTGATAAAATGCGGGCTTTAGATAAACAACAGAAACAAACTAATGAACAATTAAAGGCAATTCATAAACAACTAGAAATATTAATTTCTTCTGATAAAGATGATATAAAAGCTGATTTAACTAAAGATCATCATTATTTTTGTTATAAAAAAAAGTGGATAGATGATTATAGCTTAGATTGTATGCAAAGAAGATTTGAAAGATATGTAGAAGAAGGCGGCAATTCTTTTATTGAAAAATTGATGGATGAAGTTAAAGATTTACCAAACCAGCCGCCTTCTGATTTAGATAATTGAATTGAATTAAAGAGAAAAAAGGAGAAAATAATATGGCAAGCATAGGAAATAATTTATATCCCCCAATTATAGATACATTTATGCCAGCCTTTGTACGAACTCAAACTTGTAGAGTTTATTTTTCATTATCAAGATATAATGATATAAAAGAAATAATGAACGCACAGATTATCGTAAGCAATCAAAGTACTAACGCATCTGTACTAGATTCCGTCGCTTACCCCGCGGGCATAAAAGTATCTAATATTTTGATTGATTCAGAAAGAATTGCTGATGATAAATATTATGTAGAAATAAATCCCTCAGATTTAGCAGGAAATAGGGGGTTTGGAGTTAATCAATTTTATAAAGTTCAAATTCGTTTTACTAGTATAAATGCTACTAGTTTTCCAAGCGATACCAATAAAATAGCTAGTTGGTTATCAAGTAATGAAAGTTATTTTTCTGAATGGTCTACGGTTTGTGTTATTAAAGGCATAGAGAAGCCACAATTATCTATTGTAGGATTCGAGAATGGATTAGACCAAGAAATTATTTTTACAAATCAAGTTACATCAATAGTAGGTTCAATGTATTATTCTGCTAATTCTACTCTTGAAAAAGAATTTTTAAAAACCTATCAAATTCAAATTTATAATAGTGAGACAGAGGGAGCAAAGCCTGTTATAGATAGTGGGATTTTGTATTCTAATCCATATAGTCCTAATGAAATTAATTATACTTTAAATTATCAACTAGAAGAAGGGACTCAGTATAGAGTAGATATTACTTACACTACAAATAATTATTATACTTCTACGCAATCGTATAATTTCATTATTATTAGTTATGGAATAGATAGGTTAAATGCTACTATAACCGCATTAGATGATCTTGATGAAGGGCGAGTTAAAATTCATATATTAAGTACAAAAGATGAAACTTTCTTTGGAAACGTTACAATCAGAAGAACCTCCAGTAACAGTAATTTTCAAGTTTGGGAAGATATATATACAATTAGTATTATCGCGAGTGAAAAACTGGATTTAATTTGGTACGACTATACTGTTGAGAGCGGCGTTTGGTATAAGTATTGTGCCCAGAAAACGAATGAGCGTGGAGATCGAGGTCCGATAATTCAAATTGATAGTCCAATCATGCTAAATCTTGAAGATAGTTATTTAAGTGCGAACGGAAAACATTTAAAATTAAAATTTGATAATCAGATTTCTTCTTTCCAACATACTATTTCAGAAACTAAGACGGACACCATAGGCTCTCAATTTCCATATATTAGAAGAAATGGTAATATGAATTATCGTCAGTTTCCTATCACTGGATTGATAACTAGCTTTTGCGATGAACAAGAATTATTTACTAGCAAAGATGAAATTTATGGTGAAAGTAAAAATCTTTATAAAGAATATAACAGTGAGCAGAATATTTCTGATTATAGAGATTTTATATATGAGAAGAAGTTTCGAGATAAGGTATTGGATTTTTTATATGAAGATTCTGTTAAACTTTTTAGGTCAACAACAGAAGGAAATATATTAGTTAAGTTAATGGATATTACTTTAACTCCTAATCAAACGTTAGGTAGAATGTTATATTCATTTTCCGCGAATGCATATGAAATAGATGAAAGTAATTTGGTCAATTATAACAAATATAATATTCAACTAAGTGGAGAAGCTGTGTCATATATAGAAGGTACTTTTTCTAAAATTGGTCAACTATATGGAGAATTTAGAAAGAATACTAATATTTTTTCTGTAATTTCAGAAAAATATGCAGAATCTAGTAAAACAGGTGTAGTAAATGTTCCTCAATATTTAAGCTATTTGAAAGTTGAATTTAATTCAAAACCTTATTTAATTGTAGATGGGAGTAATCCCCGCCCTGCATTACCAAATGAAAAATCAAATAATCTAGTTCAAGGATATATAGTGACGATTAATGGAAAAAATATCATAGTAAAAGAACGCGGTTTTTATGAACTAAGAGATGATGGTATTAATATAACTTCATTAGTTTTTCCTGTCGATTGTAATGTTACTATTGATTACGTTTACGTTTATACAAAAGAAGAAGATACCCGTAGAAAAGTTGATAGAGTTTATTATACTCAAAAAGTTGGTCAATTATTTGGTACTTTTGGTATAAAAGATCTTTTAATAAACAAAGTTTACTCAAAATATTTTGAAGATACTAAAACGTATTATCAAAAATTAGTTTCTATAAATGGAATTAATGTAGAAGCTAATCCAGGAGTTGTTATTTATGTACAAGATTCAGAAGATGAAAGTTTATTTAGACACGTAATTGGAGAGACGGGAGTTTTACAGCTATATAGTGATGACGCAGTTATTCAAGGTTTTTATTTTGGCGGATTCCACCTAACTGAATTTACTGGAGAGAATTTAGAAGTTATGGATTTGGATAATCAATATATAGAAACTGGTATTGAAGCAAACGGTTTTAATGAGATAAAAAATCCTATTCCAAATGGGGTCTATAGAATAAAAAATTATGGGATACATAGTGATAAATATGAAAATCCAATGTTATTTTTGTCATCAAATAAAGGAATAGTTAAAGATTCAGTAACTCAAAAGTATATATTGCTATTGAGACAGTTAATCAATAATAGATTCATTTATTTTAGAGACAAATGGTATGTATTTAATGATAACGGAGATGTTCTTTGTCCAATAGATGCATTAATAGATTATTTTTGTGAAGTAGAGAAAGGAGAGTATTCAGTAACATGAGATATCCTTATTTAAAAGACTCTTCTTTTTTAAGAGAAATTGATAAATTAAGAATAAAAGAACAATTTGTAAAAATTGTACTATTAGATTTTTATGAAAATTCAATAAGAGAGATACAAGGAAAAGCTATAAGTGGTAGTTTAAATTTAGAAGGGGAATCAAATATTAGAAGGACTTGCAATTTAACTATGGTTGCAAGTCCTTTTGAAAATGATTTAACTAATATAAATAATCTTATTTCTATAAATAAAAAGATTCAATTAGAAATAGGAATTTTAAATACTACAAAAAAATATCAAGAGTACAAAATAATCTGGTTTCCACAAGGCGTTTTCGTTAATATCAACTCATCTATTTCACATTCTACTAGTGACATAACAATATCATTACAGATGAAAGATAAAATGTGTTTACTTAATGGAGAGTGTGGAGGTACTATTCCTGCTTCTACGACTTTTCACGAGTATGAGACAACTGATGAAAATGGCAATATAGTAATAAGTAATCCAACAATTTATCAGATTATTCAAGAAGTAGTTAATCATTTTGGCGGAGAACAATTAAGTAAAATTATTATTAGCGATATTGATTCCCGCATTAAGAAAGTTATGAAGTGGACAGGAAGTTCTCCTTTCTACTTAATAAAAAAAATGAAAAATAATACTATTCAATATTTGCCTACTACTAACGCAGATGAGCTTACAAAAGAAGATGTCCAAGAGTATAAGATATATGAATATGGAGAAGATATAGGATATGTATACGCGGATTTTGTTTATCCAGGAGAATTAATTGGAGACGCTGGAAGCACTGTATGTGATATTTTAGACTCTATTAAAGACACTTTAGGGAATTATGAATATTTTTATGATGTAGAAGGAAATTTTATTTTTCAAGAAATTAAAAATTATTTAAACAATTCTCAAGCAAAAGTTGAATTAAATAGTATGTCAAATGATAATTATTTAATTGATATGAGTAAAGGTAAGTCTGTTTATACTTTTGATGATGGCTGTTCAGTTACTTCTTACTCCAATAACCCGCAATATGGAATGATAAAAAATGATTTTATAGTATGGGGTATGAAAGAAAATGAGAATGGAAACACAATGCCCATTCGTTATCATTTAGCTATTGACTCTAAACCTAAAGTTGGAAATACTTATAAATGTTTTTTTTATGAAGATCCAGATGATAAAATTAAAAAGGCTAAATGCCCTATTACTTTTCCTACTTTTTCTGATTTTCCAAAAGAAGGTAAAGCAGATGTTTTTTACATGGCTAAAGATTCAGGCATAATATATAAGTGGACTACTTCAGAAAATGGAGATGAAAAATATATTGCTATAGAAAATCAATTAACTTCCATTACTACTTCTGATTGGCGGACTGAATTATATTTATCTGGTGTTAATGGAGAGCCTTTAGGTTCAGATTCTAATTATTATTATACTGAACTATTGAATGAGTGGCCTAAGCTCTATGATATTGAGAACGGGAAATTTTATGATGAAAACCTAAAAACGCCAAGTGATATAGACTATTTTTTAGATTTCATAGATTCTTCAGCGTCAATTTCTGAACTTAGTGTATCTAATATAGGAAGAAGAACTAAAGTTATTAATGACGATAAGATAAACTGTATTTTTGAACCAGAGATTCCCGACTTAGTATTATTAAATTTAGCTGATAAAAATGTTGAAGAGTTAAGAATAGAATGTGATAACAAAGGACAAGATTATGTACAGTTGGAAGATAGAATTTTTAATATGATTGTCGCAGGAGGGAAATCTAATTCCGCGTATAATATGGTTCGAGAACTTCTATATCAATATACTAGTTATAATGAAAGTATTACAATAGATGCATTACCAATTTATTATTTAGAGCCTAATGTTAGAATTACAGTAAGAGATAGTCTAAGTGGAATCTACGGAGACTATATGATAAAAAGTATTTCTCTTCCATTAGACATATCTAGTACAATGTCGATATCTTGTACAAGAGCTTTAGAAAGATTTTAATAACAAGAAAGGAGAAAACTTATGTATCAAATAGGTCAATTTCGTAGAACTCAATTACCTATAGATAGATATAAAATTACTAAACAAGGTGAAATTGTAAGCGTAAAAAGCCACTTTAAAAGTAGTAATGGGGAAGAAGATGACTCTTTTGTTTTTGAAAACAAAGGACTTTTATTAGAAGGTAGTAATGTTTTAGATAATCAAACTAGCTATTATTTAAAGTTTACTGTTTATAAGAAAACTTCTGGAGAACAAAGTTTTGACTTAATTTTAAAGAATAGTGATGTTTCAAACAAAGAAACTCAGACTATAGAGTCTTTTGTTGCGGCGAAGCTAGTAGAGGGAGAAAAAAATAATAAAGTAACTTTCGAAGTAATTATTTCTCCTAATTCAACATATAATCAAATTGTTTTCGATTTAGATAGAACTTCAATAGATTTAAAAGAAGCTAATCAAGAGAAAGAGGATGTAGTTGGAAGAGTTATGAATATTGAAGTTAATGATTTTTATGCTATTCATAACATAATTGAAGATTTATCTTCTAATCTTAATTATTCTGATTTAGAAGAACTAGCTAAAATCGGCGTACAAGGGCCGCCTGGATTGATTATGTGTATCAATAGGGAACAAATTAGAATAGGTAGAACTGGAATATATGAATTAAATAATGGGATGAAGATTCAATCTATTGGTTTTGTTTTAAAAAAATCTGATTTTTATTTAGATGGAACTGATTATTTCATAATGGATTTCCAGTATTAAGGAGGTTAGAATGTTAGGAAGTTTTTATGGAGGTAAACCAGGAGTCTCTTTTATCATTGTAAAGAGCTATTTGTCTATCGAGGCAATGAAAAATGATTTTAAACAAGGTCCGCTCTTTAGTGAAGTTACTTTTGGGGAATATGTTTTAATCAATACTGAGAACAAAAATGATCCTGATAATGGAAAGGTTTTTAGAAGAGGATTAAATTATACTGATACGAAAACTGCGGGAGCTATTTATATAGGTACTATTGTCGGACCTGCGGGAAGAGCTCCGATGCTAGAAGTTACTACTTTAGATATAATAAAAGATAAACAAATTGAAGAAGGCTTTGAATATAGAAAAGGTGAAGGCTCTTATACCTTAAGCGGAAAAGATTTATTACCAGGTAAAGTAGATGGAGAAGACCAATATAATGATGAAATTCAATGGGGATACTGCTCTGTTAGAAATGCAAATGGAGAAGATACTACTGCATATATTGGTTTTAAATTTCCTTATTTAGTAGTTGACTTTAAAGCTAATTCAGTTAGTCCATATTATAATAGAAGTAATGATACAGCCAATTTTACTAATAATAATTTAGTTGAAAGAGCTGATGATAAGTCTCATCCTTTTTATGAAGAATGGGATATTAAAATTCCAAAAGGAATAAAAGGAGACTCTTTAAAGAACTTAAGAGTAATGGTTGCTGATGATTCAGTCCAATATGAAAACTTAAGCAAAAAAGCAGATGATATTGCCAATAGTAGAAAAGTGCTAGTATATGATTACTATAATTATGATGCTAATGCAAATGGTGAATTAACTCCTATTTACTTAGGAGATTATAATATGATTGAAGATATCTATATAGATGGAGTAACAGGCAAGATCACTATTAATTATACACATGATGATGACTATGGTAAATTTTTACAATTTGTTAATGGAATTTCAATAGCGGAAAATGGAACTGTCACTCTTAGCTATACAGGCGGTGCTTCAGATGTAGTTTTATCTACTAAATTAAAATGGATTTCTAATGTAACGGTAAACACTGGAACTCAAGAAGGAAATGGTACTCAAAAAATCGCTGTAACTTATAATGATGGAACTTCTAGTGAAATTGGAAATCCATTAAATTATATTATGAGAATAGCGGTAAATGAAGAAAATTATCATTTGTTAATTCTTTATAGTGATCCCGCACGTAGACAAAGTTTAATTTCATCTGGACAAGCAGTTACTTATAATGGAATTCAAGGATGGTTAGATTTAGGTTCAGTAAAAGATAAGGGTGGATTATTAGTAGGTCCGCGTATAAAAATCTCAGACTTAGGATTGACAAGTAGTGCAACTACACAACAGATTGCTGCGGCTTTAAAACGTTTATATCCAAATGGTTTTTCAGATGCAGATAAAGGAAAAGTTGCAGTTATAGAGTTTGATGAAACAATAAAAGACTATTATGGATTCGATTATGATAGTAATGAATGGTATTACATCGCGGGTTCTGCTTTAATTAATATTCCTATTGTAGTGGGTAAAGAGAATGATGCAGATATAGAATCAAAGATAAATGATTTACCTGAAGGTGGTATCTGGTTTGTAATAGACTAAAGGAGTTAAAATATGAGTGATACAAGTGTTAATAAATTCTTTGGTCAGATACGAGGACCTTTTACCAAAGACCAAGAAATTATAGAATTGATTAGAACTGTGACTAACTATAGAAATTTAAGTTATTTAAAAAAAGTAGGTATTCAAACAGATGTAAGAAACGAGATAGAAATAAATGGTCATATCTTTGAAATAGGCAAAACTGGTATTTTGGAGAGCGATTATGATAATAAAATTACTTCTTTAAAATTTAAGCAGGATGTTGATGAATATACTATTGTAGATTTTATTTGTAATAAATGAAAGGAGTGTGTTAGATGGCGGAAACAAGCAGTTCATTTAAAGTTAAACAAAAAGATGGCACTTTTAAAGATTTTAAATTTAAAGTAGATACAATAAATGTAAAGTTATCCGACCAGTATCAAGGTACTCAAGGATTGGATAATTTAGAAGATTTTTTAAAGGCTGAAAAAGAATGGATAAGTAGCGGAAATCTTAATTATGAGATCTCAGATGGTACTGTCATTAGATTGACCATTACCCCAGCCGCGAAAAAATTAGCAAATTGTCTTTATATTTTTTCTGAGTATAATGGTCATCCTATGGAAGTAAAACAGATTCCTGTAAATATGGTAGATTATGAAAATAAGATAATTCAATTATCCTATACTATTGTAGATCCCATTACCCATGCTATGACTATTTTTCAATATAATCTAACTTGGGAAAATGATAAAAATACTTTAACAGTTTCTGATGTTCGTACAGCAGAATTAAAAGTAATTATAGAATCCGATGGTAGCAAAAATTTAGATTTTCAAGTGGTAGAAGGAAAAAATAATAAAGCTTATAGATTAAGACAATTATGCCTTTCAAGATAGTAAAATGCTAGCCAAGAATAATATTTATTGTTATTCTTGGCTATTTTTTTTGTTTTATACAGAATTTTATACGTGCTTTTTATTTTCTTACTTTAGGAGCCAAATTTACTTTTTAAATAAATTTTAATGAAAATTTCGGGCAAAGTATAAAATTTATTACCAGTCATTTTTTCATATACCATTGCAAGGGAAAGGAGTGAAAAGTAAAATGTATCAAAATTTACAACAACTGCAAAACAGTCCTTATTACCAATACCCTTATAATCAACAATATCAACGCCTGGCACAATTAGAGCAACAACAACAGATGAATACTCCGTATAATACTATGGTTTCTCAAAATCAAAGTTTTTTAAAAGGTAGACCAGTAGTATCCATGGAGGAAGCCCGTGCCGCACAGATTGATTTAGATGGTTCGTTGTTTATTTTTACTGACATAGGAAATAAAAAGATTTATACTAAACAGATAAATCTTGATGGAACTGCTACTTTGAACACTTACTCTCTTGTAGAAAATGTAGCACCAATAGAAAGTTATGTCACTAAAACTGAATTTGAAAAAGCCATCTCATCAATTAGAGAAGAAATGGTTAAAAAGGAAACATTAGAAAGGAATGTAGATAATGACTCAATTAAACAGCAACAATCTGGAACAACTAAAAAAGCAGTTTGCAAATCATCCTCTTTTTAATAGAGCAGAACAAATGGTTTCTGGAAAAACACCAGAAGAGATAGAGCAAATTGCAAAAAATTTATGCCAGCAAAGAGGAATTAATTTTGATGAAGCATGGAAAATGTTTCAGCAACAATTTAGATTTTAGCGTACAAGGCTTTTATGGAAAACAAATTATAAATTATAAAAAAGGAGATTTATTATGGGAATGATGAATGATGGATTAAGTATTGCTGATGCTATGGCTCTGGCAAAAGATGGAGACTGCACAGGATTCGGCGGAAATGGCACTTGGATTTGGGTGTTCTTCTTATTTTTCTTGTTAGCTTGGGGCGGAAATGGCTTCTTTGGTAATAGAAGTGGAGTAGACAGTGCCGCAGTTCAAGGAGCTTTAACAAGAGCAGATTTATTTGAAGGATTTAACAACAGCGACGTTCAAAGACAATTACAAGGATTATCTAATGGACTTTGTGATGGATTCTACGCTCAAAATACAACTATGTTAAATGGTTTTAATACTGTTGGTAGAGAGCTTTGTCAAGGTTTTGGCGGAGTCAATAGTAATATGAGTTTAGGTTTTGCAGGAATCCAATCTGCAATTAATGATGCAAAATTTGCGGATCAGCAATGCTGCTGTGAAACGAATCGCAATATAGACGCGGTTCGCTATGAAAACTCTCGTAATACTTGCGATATTGTAAATGCAATTCGTGAAGATGGAAATACTACAAGAGCGTTAATTAATGCTAATACAATGCAAGATTTAAGAGATAAATTAGCAGATAGAGATAGAGATCTTATGACCGCAAATTTTCAATTAAGTCAACAGGCTCAAAGTGCTAATTTGATTGGAACTTTAAGACCTTATCCACAACCAGCTTATATTACTTGCTCTCCATATGAAGCTTCCTTATTAGGAAACAGAATTTATAATGGATATAACGGATGCGGCTGTAACTAATCTTAATAGAATACGGGCGGAGACTCTCCGCCCAAGAAAGGAAATATAAAATATGGGATATACAATAAACAAAGCATATCAAAAAAGCGTATTAAATGCTGTATCTACTGCAAATGAGACTCTAACAACAGGACAAGTTCTATCATTTACTAATATTAATATTCTAAATGGATGTTCTATCAATTATATTGCTGGTTCTTCTTCAATCCAGTTAAAGAAACCAGGAGTTTATCTAATCAGTGTAGATGCTATCGCCGCAGAGTCTGGAACTGCGGGAACTGTTACTATGCAATTACAAAAGAACGGAGTTAACGTAGAAGGAGCAACAAGTAGTTCTAATTCCGCGGCAGTAACAGACTTTAATGGAATGTCTTTTTCAACTGTTATTAAAGTTTTACCTTCTTGTGCTTCTATTGATAATACTACTACTCTAACTGTATTAAATACTGGCGTAGGAGCTATTTATTCTAATACTAATATAACTGTAGTTAAATTATGTTAATGAGGAGGCTATGTTATGGCAGAAACAATATCTCCGAAAGCAACAATAGAAGAAAATACAAATGAGGACATGATGGTTAAGATGATGGAGCAGAATCTAGAAGGAGTAATGTTTCATTTATTTGAAACAGACTTATATGATTTATTAAAATTGCCTGGATTTAAGGCTTTACATCATCACCAATCACAAGAAGAGACTGAAACTCTTGAACTTTTAAAACATAAATATATTGAGAAATATAAAAAATTTCCAATCTTAAAAACAAAAAGTATTGATCGTTGGGAAGAAAACGAGGATTTATATAAAGATTTATCTGAAGAAAAAATTATTTCTTTAGTGAAAGAATCTATAAAACAATACGCTGATTGGGAAAGCGAAGTTTTAGAACATCTATTACAATGGAAAAGAAATGTAGAAGATAGAAAGATCATGCATAAAATGATAGAAGATGTCATGCAAGAGATAAAGCATATAGAAACATTAATGGACATCTTAGAAGAACATGATTATAATTATCAATGTATCTGTGAAATCTCTGATTACCTTAGTCGTAGATATAAATAATGGGAGCTATTTAGCTCCCATATTTTTTTTATTCCCAAATAATCTTATTATTTAAAAGAATATATGCATAACCTATTCCTATAGCATCTGCTTCATCATCATTTACTTTAATATTAAATTTTTCTTCTACAAATCGAATATCTTCAAGCTTTAATTCTTCTCTTTTGATTCCTTTTCCTGTGCAGATTCCACATGCAGAACGCCATTCACTTGGGTATAAATATTCAATTTTTATTTGTGGAAAATTATCATGTACAGTAAAAGCTATCGCTGCTTGAAGCCACATCAAAACACGATGAGTTTGAATATTTTGCAATCCATTTTCTGGTCTAACTTCCTCCAAAATAATTTTATCTATAGAATATTTCTTTAAAATTTCAATTAGTCCTTCTATCATTTTTTTTATTCTTGCGATAACATCTTTTGAAGAAGCCGTAATACAAGTATGATAAGTTAGTTTATTATTTTCAAAAATAGCAAATCCGCTACTTTTGGAGCTTGCATCTATTGATAATATGTTCATATTTAATCTCCTTTATTTTTCTATCTAAATTATAACATATTATTCTAACTCTGTCAAATTTTATTTAAACAAAAAAAAATAGAGTATATAATAATATATATATTATATACTCTACTTAATATTTATTTGGAACCGGTAGAACCAAAGCCCCCTGCCCCTCTGCTGGTATCTGTGAGAGAGTCAGTCTCTTCAAAAGTAGCTGGAATAAAAGGCATAATAATCAGTTGTGCTATTCTTTCTCCAGCCTCTACTACCATTGCTTTATCAGAATCATTATGAACGGCTACAATATATTCGCCCCGATAATCTGGGTCACAAGCACCTACACAGTTAGCTGGACGTAATCCTTTTTTTGTAGCCAATCCGCTTCTCGCGAAAATGGCTCCAAAAGTGTTTTCCTCTAATTCAATAGCAAGTCCCGTACCTATCTTTACAGTTTTATGAGGAGGAATTTCTATATCATACGCGGTCGCCGCGTATAAATCATAGCCTGCGGCATATTCACTTCCGCGAGTAGGAATTTTTGCTAAATCATTTAAACGTTTTATTTTTACTTTACTTGCCATTAAAAAGCTCCTTTTTTAGTATATTCAATATCAATCCCACTATCTGGCTCTTGTTCATTATTAAAAAGTTTTACAACTTCAAAACGAATCCATTCATCAATTATTTCGCCTTTTGATTTTTTTTCTTTTTTGGTACTACTATATTTAGCTACCGTAAAATGCGGATCGGCTTTTAATTCTTTAAGAAAATCTTCTACTTCCCTTTCATTACTTAATCTATATGTTTCTACTACTTTTGTTAAATATCTCATTATAATTCTCCCTAAATTAAATTAATTTGAATTGAGTTTTTATTATATTTAGAAAATTCTGCTTCTTTAATTTTTTTACTAATGCCTTTTGTATATTGCTTAGGTCCAGTCAAATCTACCTGAGTAATATTATACTTTTCTACAAAAGCAAAGATAACTTCATTTACCTCGTCTATTGTAGGATAAGCCATATCAATTTTATTACCATTTTCATAAACGTAAAAGCTTTGTTCCAAATCAAAAGGTCTTAATATTCCAATTATTTTCATATTACACCTCTATAATAGCTTCATCATATGGAAATAAATAATAGCAATATGCATCATTATTCATTTTAATCCAAATTTCAAAAGCTTCTTGTATTTCGTCTACTTTACTAATATCTAAAACTTCCCCTCTATTGAGCAAACACTCTTTTAATTCTTCTGTTGCCTTTTCCGCGGAAGCATGATTGTTTATTTTAAAAATAGTGTAATCCTTTGCTTCATTGCAAAGTAGCATAAAATACATTTTATTATTTTTAAAAAATTTAGTTACCTGTTTTAATTTATTAGTCAAAGCAGGATAAGAAAGTTTTTTTTCTTTTTTCATAAGGTTTTTGTTAATATCGTATAAAGTTCCTAAACTAACTTCTCCCATTTTTTTACTCCTTATTTATTATAATATATTTTTATTTAAAAGTCAATTCCTTTTTTTAATATTCGTTGATTGCGGCTGCCCCTCCAAGGCAGCCCATATTCGTATTCATCTTGCTTAAATTGTCCATCTATTAAAACATCTATATATTTTAGTATTGACAATTCTTTTATATCTTCCAAAGTATAACCAGTCCAAAGCCATATTGTTTTATTTGGAAAATTTTCTTTAAAATTAACACATAATTTAGTAACAGTATTTAGATTATATTGACTTAAAGGTTCTCCGCCCAAAATTGATATTCCACTGATATGTTCGTTAATAGAATTAAAAATTTCTTGTTCTTTTGTTTCAGTATACTCTTCTCCATAATTAGGATTCTGTAATTTATAATTAAAACATCCTTTACAATGGAAATCACATCCAGAAAAAAAGATAGCGGTTCTTAACCCTTCTCCATTTGATATGCAATATTTTTTAATCTTTGCTATATTAGCCATATTATTCTTCCTCTTCTGGATCAATGTGATAAACTCTTGCGGCTATATCTGCTGCTCTACCTTCACTAAAAGGATTAGTACTTATATATCCACATATACGAACTGCAACATTCATTTTATCAAAATCATCGTTTCCGCAACAAGGACAAACGAATTTTAATTTATTTTTATCCATTTTAATATCTATACTTCCACAAACTTGACAGTAAGATGTAGTAGTGTTAATTTCTGCATACATATTAGTTTCATAAATATGTTTAATAATTTCCAGTAATGCAGGAATATTATTTTCCATATTTGGTGTTTCACAATATGTAATTTGACCACCTTCGCTATATTTAGCGAAATCACTTTCAATAGTTAATTTTTCAAAAGCATCTATTGAAAACGCAGGATTTATATGATAAGAATTAGTAACATATAATTTATCATTAACGCCCTTTATAATAGGATACTCTTTCAACGCTTTTGCAAATTTAGTTGTAGTATTTTCAATAGGAGTTCCATATAAAGAAAAACCTATATTTGTTTTATTTTTCCATTCTTTGCATTTTTCATTAAGGTGCTTCATAATAGACAGAGCCATTTCTTTTCCTTTTGAAGTAGTTAAGCTTTTATTTGTTAAAGCTAATACTGTTTCCCATAGTCCGGCATAACCAAGAGAGATAGATGAATTTAGTCCATATAATAAAGGATCAATTACTTCTCCAGGTTTTAATCTTGCACAAGCACCATGTTGCCATAATATCGGAGCTACATCAGACTTTGTTCCTAGCAATCTATTATGCCTAATCATTAATGCTCTATAGCATAATTCTAGTCTTTCGTCTAGCACACTCCAGAAATCTTCCTTACTATTGATAGCTTCTAATGCGGCTGCCGCCAAATTTATGGTAACTACACCTTGATTAAATTTTCCCCAATATCTATGTTCAATCGGGTCTCCCGCTAGAAAAGATCTACATCCCATACATCCATAGACGTCACCTTTTAGCTCTTTCATCTTCTTTGCGGAAATATAATCTGGAACTAATCTTTTTGCACTACACTTTGCGGCTAATTTTGTTAGGTACCAATATTCGCTATCTTCTGTGATGTTATTTTCATCTAAAACATAAAGTAACTTTGGAAAAGCTACAGTTACATAGACACCTTGTTCATTCTTAACTCCTTTAATTCTTTGTTTTAAAATTTCTTCTATAATTAAAGCTAAGTCTTTTTCCTCTTGTTTATTTTTAGCATCTTTTAAATAAAGAAATAAACTTGCAAATGGAGCCTGACCATTTGTACTAGACATTGTAATTAATTGATACTGAATTGTTTGAACACCATCTGAAATTTCATCTTTTACCATCTTCTCAATTTCAGAATTATTTAAGAAAGAAAATTTTCTTAAATATCTTTCTCTTGATTTTTGAACAAAAGGAGCCAGATGAGCTATATTAAGGGTTTGCCCTCCATATTGAGAACTCGCAACCTGAGCAGCAATTTGAGTTGTAACAGTGCAAGCTGTTCTAAAGCTATTTGGAGGATCTATTTTAGAACCACTTATAACAGTACCATTCTGTAACATATCTTCAAGATTAACTAAACAACAGTTAGTCATAGGCATAGCAGGACTATAGTCCATATCGTGAAAATGAATCCATCCTTTATTGTGAGCATCTAAAATGTCTCTATCAATATGAAATTCCGCTAATTCTTTGCAGGTAAATCCAGCAATATAATCTCTCATAGTTGGAATAATTCTAGTATCTTTGTTAGAATTTTCAGTTTTAGATTCTTTATCTGTCCCATCAATTAGATTAAGAATTTTTTCATTCTTAAATTTTAATGTCCCTTTCATTTCTCTAAGATGAGTTCTTTCATCTCTGTACACAATAAAAGCTTTTGCAACATCTTTTCTCTTAGTAGACATTAGTCCTTTTTCAACTAAATCTTGAATTTCTTCTACTGTTAAGTCTTTTGTTTTTGCTATATCTGAAATATAATCTGCAATATTACCAGCTTTAATTAAAGCATAATCAGATATATCATTATCAATTTGCTTAAAAGCCGCAAGAACCGCGTCTACAATTTTCATCTTATCAAATTTTACTGTTCTATTATCTCTTTTAATTACCATAATTAATATTATCCTCCTAATTATGTTATTATTTTAAGGCTTATAATATATATTAAATTTTACTTATTGATTATTATTAATTATTGCCCATGTATAAAATCTGCAATAGGCTCAAAAGAGTCAAACATACTAGGGGCATAATCAGATTCATTATAAAAAGTTACATATTCAAAATTAATGTTTGAAAAATCTCTTTCGTCAGCAAGAAATCTTCGACAAATTTCTCTGCAATCTGGATTATATTCTCTTCTTAAAGATCTTTTCAACCTTTCTTTTCCTGGTACTTCTATTAAAACTGGTAGTACCTCTATTCTTCCATCTTTCAATAATTGCCTAATTCCTGCGATACTAAAAACACCAATATTTATCTTATCTTTATCTAACTCTTGGATAGAAGTGCCATATAGCCATTTTTTAAAATAAACTACATCTATTATATCTTTATTGCGAATTCGTCTGTCAAAATCCTCACGATATAAAAAATAATAATCTACGCCATCTCTTTCGTATTCTCTTGGCGGTCTAGTAGTACAACTAATAATTTCTTTTATTTCTGAATGATTGCAACACATTCGTTTTTTTATAGTATCTTTTCCTGCACCGCTCTTTCCGAACAGTGCAAGAACTTTATATTTTGACATTCTATTCTCCTTCCATACCATATCTAACATGCTCTAGTTTCATATCTGAACCATTAACGTCAATAATTTTGTAGAGCTGATGGGTAGGGGTGTGTTTATACGATTTAGTCTGAAATGTATCTCCACGCCTAAACCCAGTACACATTACTTTTGTTCCTCTTTGAAACCAGCCTTTTTCCATAACTTTTTTAGTTCCATCTTCTTGTTTTTCAGAAATTTGTCTTCCAAACATAGCAAAATAATCTTTTGTAAATTTTACATTAACAACTCCAGAAGTTGTTAATAATGATATTGAAGAACGAGCATCATTTTTACTAATTACAGTACCAATGATTTTATAAGTTTTGTAAATAGGAATTTCTTTTCCATTTCTTTTGAAAAAATAATCTACAACAGGCTCTTCGGGTAATTTAGAGAAATCTGAAATTCCATATTTTGAAGTATCAATATTTATTAACTCATGCGGATGATAGTAAAAACATAAGCTTTCCATTTCCCACGCTGAGATATTTCCTTTAGCATATTTATTCCAAGAGTCAAGAAATAAAGCCTCATTAAATTCTTTTAATACTGTCTGTTGATTTTCTTTAAGCCAGTCTCTAGCTCTATCCATGCCTTTTTGATACTTTTTATCCCATTTGTTTTGTAAAATACAAACGCATCCGTTTATTACTTCAAGATCTTCCATATCATACCTTTGATTGTAGAATTTTTCACAAGCATCATCAAAGACATAATATTTTCCAACTTTTTTCTCAGTCTTTAGATATTTATTAAAGAAAAATAATCTTTTCATACTATCTAAAGAAGGTGGAATTAAGTCTTTTTGAATTAAACCATTAAAGTTTTGTAGCGTTAATCTTTTCTTTGGCTCGCTAACAACAGATAAATAATATATCATTACAAGCACTCTTGGTTCAACATTTAATTCTTTCGCCCATTCTAATTCCAATTTATCAAAAGCTCCGCTCTTTATTAAGGAAATCATTGCAGATTTATTTAAAGGACATCTTATCATAAAGTCTTTAATACTTTTATATGGTCTACCAGAAAAAATCTGCTCAATAATTGGTGCACCTACATTACTTAATGCTTTCATTCCAAAAAGAATTTCATTATTTTCAACATCTGGCTTAAAGCTATAGTCAGATTTATTTATATCAACTAAAGAAATTTTTATTCCTCTTGATAAAATATCTCCAATAGCCTTAGCTATTTTACTATAATCCGTAGATTTTTCTTTCTTTTTACTTTCTTCTGTTTCTTCTTCATTTTCAATGTTATCTTCTTCTAAGGCTCCACTATTTACAATTAAACACGCGGTATTCCAATAGATAGGATTCCATCTTGTAGCTATGTATATAGTTTGAAATCCTATGAAAGAGTAAGCCAGAGCATGTATAATGCTAAAGCTATATCCCATCTGCGGACCTATGCCATATTTCCATACATAGTCTCCGAGTTCTTTTCTTTTAGCTTGTTCAATAACCTTCTTTTTCAATTCTGGAATTTTACTCATTTGTTTTTTACCAACAATTTTTCTCGCGGTATTGGCTTCAGATAACTTAAAACCGCAAATATCCTCATCCATTAACATACTCATTAATTGTTCTTGACTTGGCGGAACACCATAAGACTTTAAGAAATAAGGTTCTAATGTTTTCATCTCTTGGGGAGATAACCCCTCTCTTCTCATTTCTTGATACCAAAGATCAATATTTTTTTTATATCTTACATATTTTTCCATTGGTGTTTCTTGACCTTTTTCACTAGTCATAAGTCTCATTAATCCATTAGCATCTGACATTTCAACTATTGAGGCTGGCTTAATTTTTTTTGCAGCCTGACTGCCTACATCGCTATCAAATTGAAAAATATTTAAAACTGAGTTGTTTTGCAGTGCTTTCCAACATTTTTTATCTTCGATAGGTAAAACACTTGGATGAAAATATTTTTCATACACTTCTTTTAAAGATAAATCTGATTCAATTTCATTATTAGCCTGTAGTAATTTAATTGTTTCTGCTAATTTATCCTGGACTTCAGTTACTAAGAAGTCATATTTTGTCATACCTGCTGCTTCGCACATATGAAGATCCCATTGTGTAATAATTTCTCCTTTAGGAGTCCGCATAAAACATCCAAATTCATATGGGTCTTCATCAAAAAGAATTACTCCAGAAGCATGAGAACTTCTTTTGTTTACTAACCCTTCAATAGCAATCATAATATCTAATAAGCCAGGATATTTTTCTACCTCATTAGTAAACATCTTAATAGGCTTTCTATCTTTATCTGGGTTACCATTAATGGCATCTGATAAAGACCATAAAAAGCCTCTTTCGCTTGGAATTAAAGAAGATAAAAATTGAGCAGTGTCAACATCAATTCCATCTGGATACTCTTCACTTCTATATCCACGACAAGCAGTTAAAATAGTTGATCGAGTACCTTCAGTTCCAAAAGTGGCTATCAACGTGCATCCTAAATTTTTTCGAGATAAATCATCAATATCTTTTTTAAAATTTTTTCCGCGTTCTTCCTTTATTTTCTTTAAAATTAAAGGTCTTTTACTTGGACTTAAATCCAAGTCTATATCTCCAAGCTCTATACGCTCTTTATTTAGATATCTCCAGAAAGGAAGCTCCCACTCAATCGGATCTAGTTGAGTAATTCCCATTAAGTAATGATTTAATCCAGAGCAAGAACTTCCTCTTCCCGCACCTACCATACTTCCGCAATCCCAAAATAAATCAACATAATGTTGTAAAGTATTAGGATAACTAAACATATTAGTTTCAAGTTTTTTACTAATAGTATCTTTAATATCAGCTTCTTCTTCCAATCGAGATAAATAAGTATTGTTATATTTATTTATTTCTTGAAGTTTTTGCAAACAAGTATTAACCCAATATCTATCTTGAATATCATTACTTAATAATAATTTATGTAAAGTAGGATATTCTTTTAAAGAGTTATCTTTAGGGTAATCTCTAACTTTAACTTTTGGAATTGTTTGTTTATGTTTTAAATTATAACTTTCAATTTTAGAATAAATTTCTAAAGAATTATTGCATAATTCTTCATAATTTAACTCAGAAGGCTTTAAATTTTCAATTATTTCTTCTTCTGATTGCAAGTAACTATATTCATAAAACTCATCAACTTCTCGTTCTCCACCTTTAGAATTTAAGTAAGATTTATGAACAAATCTATCTTCTTTTTTTAGATAATGAGCATCTGTGCCAAGTACCATTTTTATATTAAAACATCTAGCAATAGATAAAAGTCTCTTATTTACCGTTACTTGATCTTTACTTTGTCCTGGAGCACACTCAATATAGAAATCTTGTCCAAATAAAGACTTATTCCATAAAATAAAATTAACTATTCTGTTATGAGCATCTTCCACGGATTCAGCATCTTTTGTTTGTTCTGCTAAAATTAATTGTTTAGTTAGAGTGCTTAATTCTCCACCCAAGCATGCCGTTGTTGCAATTAGACTACTTGGATATTTTTTTACAATTTCCGCTAAGTCGTCATATAAAGTAACTACTCTTTCCATACCTCTATCAAAAAAAGAATTCATCCAAGCTCTTGAAGATAATTCTTTTAATGCTCTATATCCATTTTTATTTTTAGCAATTAAAATAAAATGAAAATATTTTTGTCCTTTATCTCTTGATGGACATAAATAAATTTCATTCCCTAATGCAATTTTAAAGTTAGGATTTTTCTCTTTTAATTCCTGAGCATATATATTTATTTCCATATGAGAAGATAGACAATCATGGTCTGTAATAGCAATTCCAGATAAGCCTAAATCAATCGCTCTTTGAATTAAATCTTTTGGTCTATTAATACAATCTAATAAACGAAGATTACTATACTCAGTATGAGAATGAGTTTCAAAACGATTACTCATTTTATTTTCCTTTCATTTACTTATTCTACTTGCTCTTTATAATATTTATAAAATTATTATATTATATTTTTTTATTATTATCAATACATCTTTTACATTTAATCATTTCTATAGAGTCCCTACCAAGCTCTCTATAGAAAAGATTATATCCTTCAAAAAGAAAAAGCCTATTACATTTATTACATCTTTTTGGGATAATTGCATACTTATCATAATAAGTTATTGTCATATTTTATTCATTCCTTATTAAAACTAATTTTTCGCTTGCCCGTGTAACTGTAGTGTATAGCCAACGTGCATGTTCTGTCTTGTCAAAAGGAAAAGCTTCCTCAATAACTAAGACTTTATCCCATTCACTTCCTTGCGACTTATGTCCCGTAATAGCGTACGCGTATGCGAATTCTTTAGGAACTACATCTCCGATTTTATCTTTTAATTTCCCTAATTGATAAGCTACTTTCCAATCACAGCATCTTTCTCCATTTAAAATTAGTTGTTTATCTACAAGAACATAATTAAATGAAGTATTTTTATCAATAATAAAATCTGAGCTAATCATCTCTAATTTACGTTTATCAGCTTTTATAAATCGCGGAATTGTATAAAAAGTTTCAAAAGGATTTTTTAAATAGCCAATAGTTCCATTTACTAATGAGTCTCCATTTTCATTAATATCATCCCAATAATTTCTTAAACAGATAACTTTATCTCCATCTTCTGGGAGTGATCCCCGCTCCAATAAAGCTCTCATCTGGTTATTGATATTTTGACGAGTCGCATTTGTTCCTACCAAAATTTGATCCGCCCAAGTAAGCATCCCTGTATTTAAAGTTTCTTTTGATAAGACCTTAACATTATTTCCATTAAATAAGGAGATTGGCTCTCCTTTTCTAATTTTCATAGATAGTTGAATAATTTCAGAATCTTCCGCCTGCCGCATAATTTCATCTAAGAATATATGCGGATGGTCTAATAAATGATTATCTTCATCTTTGTTAATTGGTGGGAGCTGAAACGGATCTCCTAAGCAAATAATATGACATTTATGAGATGCGAGTAATTCCATCAATGATTTAGGTGCCATGGAAATTTCATCAACTACTACAACTGAATATGGAATATCTTTTTTTGGTTTTCTAAAGAAACCGCCTTCTGGCTTTGGAAAATGGTCATATAAAAGTTTATGTAAAGTGCAAACGTTGTGATTTCCTTTTTTCTTTAAAACCTCTGCGGCTTTCCCAGTAAAAGCAGTATAACACACTTTATTTATATCAATATTTAAAGCTTCAATTATAAATTTTACTAAGCTACTTTTGCCTACTCCCGCGTAACCTCCAATGACAGTGTATTTTTCCTTATTCTTATATCTTTCTATTGCAATATGTAATCCTTCCTCTTGTTTCTTTGTTAAAATCATATTTTACCTTTCCTTATCTTATCTTATAAATATATACTTTTACTTATATTATAACATTTTTTTAAAGAAAAATCAAAAAAATAATTTTTGGTCTGAAAAAATCCAAAACTACTTTCAGTTCTCAGAGTCGGGCGTAGACCGCCCGGTAGTTAAAAGTAATATTGACTAGAATCAACAATTTCATAATCTTCAATAAAAATTTGAGGATTTACATATCCTTGCCATTCATTCTTATTACATTTACCTACCAAATCAATAGCTACATATCCATCCTCTGAAAATAATTTTTCGTATTCCTCTTGAGAAGAATTGAATTTAATTAAAGAAATATTATTTGGTAAAGTTATTTTTAAAGTAGGTTTTTTATCTGGTGACATTAAAGTTATCATGTCTTTTGTAATTGTTAAACCTTTAATCGCAACTAAAGGTTCTTCCATATCTTTTCCCCAAAGATAATCTAATGAAGCTATATCAAGAATATTTTCCGCTTTAACTTGATTTCCTTCGTAAATATAATCTACTAAATAAATTGGTTCAGACGACATGAATTTAAGAACTTTATCTGTATAATCTAAAAACAAAAGTATAGATTCACCCCAAACTTCTTCATCATAGTCTTTTTGACCTAGATATAGACTCAAACCAAAGGCGTTTGGATGTCCTTCCGCGAATTCTACCCCTGGTGCGGATTCACACAATTTTTTAAAATTAGCAACTCCGCCTTTCTCATATCCTCTCGCAGAACCTTGATAAAAAATCTTATTTTCATCTTCAACTTGAGTTAAAATGCAACAAGGTCTTTGATACTTTGACATAAATTTATTCGCGATTAATCCAGCTATATTAGAATTGATCTCTCCTGGTTTAAGTAAAAACAATAGCACTTTGTGATCTAATAAATGCTTCTTTTCAATTTTATCTTCTAAGAGTGTCATTCCTACATCTTGAGCTTTTGTCTGTCGATTTTTAACATTGATTGCAGTTCTAATTGCTTGAAGCACTAATGGCTCTTCTTCTCCTTCTTTATGTCCCCTTTTTGTAGAAGGTATTCTTTTTGAAGCTTCAAATTTAAGCATTGATTTAAAAACAATATGTTTTTCTTCTAAAGTACCGCTTCTAGCAATAGCATTAACAAAAGGTGCAATGTAAAACGCAGCTCCCATAGGAGTGATATTTTTTCCTAATGAATAACTATTTCTATCTGCTATATATACGATAAAAGGGTTCTGGATATTTTCATTTTTAAATCCCTTTGTAATTAAATGCCTAGTCTCAAAAGAAGTCATACTCATCATATCTGCCATTAGACCTAATGCAACTAAATCTACATAATCTTCGGCATAATTAGTTTTCATAATTAAATCTATATATCTGCAAAATTGCCATACTATACCAACACCAGATAGCTGTTTATTTGGATAGTCACTTAATTGATTATTTATAACAATAGCATTTTCGCTTATATGATCAGCTTTATGATGGTCTAGAACTAAAACATCTATTCCTTTCTCGTTTAACATTTTATGTTCTTCAAAATTGTTACTTGAAGAATCTGGGCAAATGACTAAAGAATAGTCTTTTTCAAGAATTATATCTTTACAATCCTTTAATCCATGCTGTTTCCCGCTATGAACTAACCACTCTACTTTTGAAAGAGTATATCGCGGAAAATGGTCATATAAAAAGTTAATTAAAACAGCACTGCTAGTAAAACCATCACAGTCAGAATCTACTATGATTAAAGTTTTTGTATTATTATAAATTGCTTTTAAAAGTACAGCAACGCCTTCTTTTAATACCTTTTCTCCTAACTCTAAAGGCGAATAAATGTCATTATCAGTAGTATTCAAATAATGTTTAATATCTTCATGTTTGATTCCACGATTTGTTAAAATTTGCTCTATCGCGGAATATTTTAAATTAACAGGTTTAATTAACTGGTATTTCATTTAATTTCCTCCAAAGTAATATTTTTTTCACATTGAGGACATTTAATTTCTTCCAAAGTAATATTTTTTTTACATTGAGGACAATTAATATATTTTTCATAATAAACTGGCATGATGCCCAAACAGTTTGATTTTGTTGTTACATCTTCTTTTTCATAACTAAATAAACATCCACATTCCTTACATTCTTGAATTTTTCTTGTTCCTTTTCTTATTATTTTAATCATAATACTCTCCTTATAAATAATAAACTAAAATTTCAACATCTATATTTTTAAAATACATTAAATAATATTTCTTTTACTTTATTCCATTTTAATTTATCTAATTCACATCTAATTTTCGGCATTGCTATTTTTTTTAATATTATTTTCTCTAATAATAATTTCCATCCAAGACAAAGAACTCTCTAATGACTCATAAGATGGCTTACTATAGTATCTTTCTTTAATAAACTATATAAAAGTACCCAAATCTATCGGACATCGCTATAACATAATTCTATTTTTAAATAATTTTAAAAAAGTTTCCTTTCCTTTGTCGACTGGACTATCTTTATAATCTAATAAGTCTTTTTTATCAAACAAATAGCTAATTTGAACATATGCACCATATTTTGTATGAATATCATAAAGTTTTTTTGTCCATCTCTCCCATTCTTTATCCCCGATCTCTTTAAATTGTTTATCAAAAGCAATAATTATTTCTTCGACTCCTAAAGATAACAATAGCTTGACTTGGTAGGTAATTAAAGAGCTGCCGCAAACTGCGACACTAATATCATTCTCTTCGCCAAAAAAACTTGCGTATAGAAGAGATGATTTTTCTCCTTCATAAACAATAACTTTTTTAATTATTTTTATATTATTTTTACTATTGTTAAGATTATATAAGTTAAAGCCTAGAGGGTGGTTATACATAACTCCATTTAGAATAGCTGGTCGATATTTTCCAAAATTTTCTTCTTCTTTAATTAAAGTTCTTTCTCTTATTCCAACTAATTGATTATTTATATCATAATGCGGAATTACTATACCTTGGTTTTTAGGATCATAGGCGATGCCCCTATGATCCATTACCTCCTTTTTTATTCCCTCTTGTTCCCAAGTTATTATTCGCGGACGAGGTAAATACTGTAAAATTTTATTATCAAAAATTCTTAATTCTACTCTTTGCTCTTGTTCATCTTTGCTTATTTGCTCATAATTATTAAGAACTTCCCAATCTTTTAATTTCTCTTGAGTCTTTTGAAAATCAAATGTTTTTGGTGAATATCCATAATATATTGCAACAAATTCAACAGCATCAAAAAGTTCCCATTCTCGATAACAAGTCTCTCCTTCTTTACTATAGTAAACTTTTAAGTCCTTGTTGTTGTTTTTTATTTTTTTTACAAGTTCATATATATCAAAACTAATCCCACAATCAGTATAACATCTAAAGAGTTTAGTATTGTCATAATAGTATAATTTATAAGAGCCTTCTCCAGCATGATTATGACATATTGTTTTAGAAATAAAAAAACCATTTTCCATTTTTGGCTCTCCGCCTAATTCCGCCACTAATTCAAATACCTGCTCTATTGAAAGATTTATTTTTAATTCATCTTTATCATACTTATACATATTTGTTGTCCTTTAAAAACTTATACAAATTTTTTATACTATTAATTAAACCTTTATTTTGATATTTTTTAATATCATGTGACATAGTATCTATTTGAATAAATGCGACATCCGCATTAGTTCCATAGTCACACCAATATGGAATATCTGAATATAGAATTTTACATTCTTCATCTAATTTTTTAATTAATAAATTACATATTTCTGCATCTCTTTTAAATTTATAATATTCATTCTCATCTACTAATATCATCTGTCCCATATTTTTATCCCTGACAATGACCCTGACTCTCTCCAGGATTATTTTTATAATATAAATCTTCATCAATTACATTATAATCACATTTAAAATTTAATGTACCATAAATACCTTTACTTTTAATGGTAGATAAATCTTCTATATATTTTTTTACTTTTTCTTCATATCCACATTTACCTTGATTTTTACAATATTCACATTGCTCTTTCCAATAAATCCACATATTATACTCCTTTATCTCTTTCTGTATATAATATTCTTATTAAAGAAATATGATTATTTTGACACCATTGATTTTTTACCTGTCATTTTGGTGTTGTTTTTCTCACTATAATATTTTGTATTGATATCATAATGCTGTCTACCGTCGAATTCAATTAATAAAATAATTTTATTATCATTATCTCTAGTAAGTAAAATCAAATCTTTTATTTTTTAATTCCACTGGTTTATACTCTTTAATATATATTTTCAATATTTTTTCTCCTATGGAATAATTAATACACCCACAAGAAGTTGTATGCCCTGTTCGTAAGGAAGTTCCATCAACTGTTCTAAGATTTCCACATTCACATTGACAATCATAATAAATATTTTTACTTTTTTAGGACTTCTCTTTAAGACCAGCTAATTTTCCAAATTTTTTACCTGTTAAATCTACAAACTTACCCATAATTTATTACTACTCTTCTTTTTAAGATATAAAATTTTAAAAGATAAAAATATAAGGATATGTTCTCGATTTGCTTTAAAATGCAGATTCTTTATTATTAGATTTAACTTTTATTTTTAAATCTTCTATTGGAATTAACTCGTAATTATAATTTGTTGCGAACATTGGTTCAATTTTACAAACACTTCTATTCGCCTTACACCACAATAAAATTCCTTTATATCTACCCCTACGATTTTTATAAATAGATATTTTAATTTGAGGAGTCTCAAATCCGCCTTGAGCTAAAACATTTTCTAAAGCCGTACGATCATCATTATCAACTTCAAGCATAATCATACCACAATCAATTTTATCAGCAATAGACTTAGCTCCTCTTAAAAGATTTTGGTCATATTGCTGAGCTGTTATATAACTACTATTTAACTGAGTTGCTGTCATAATAAAAATACCATACTGGTTACACATATCTTTTAAACGGATTGAAATCATAAAAAGGATATTATCCTCTCTCAATCCTCTCACTCCAGTTTTAGACGAAACTTCACTTAGAATTTTCATGCTTGTATGTATGTAATCGAAGAATACATATTTAACATCATATTCTCTAACTCCACGTTTAATAGTATTCTCAATATCTTTTAGAGAAAAATCTGGTAATTGTTCTATATATAATGGACATCTCTTTAAAAGGTTTGCCGCGTAAATAACACGCTCCCATTCTCCAGCATAATATTCTCCAGAAATAATATGCTCTTCATCTACATCAGATAAAAAAGCAATTATCATAGTCTGAATTTCATCTTTCTCTTGTTCTGTTGAAATAAAGATTGTTGGTTCTTTAGTTCCATTTGAAATCCATTTTTCTTCTTTAGAATCATAAATTTCATCGCAGGCAATAGAGCATGCGTCTGCGATCATCGCTCTTGTTTTTCCTACTCCAGTTGCGGCTGATCGCAAATAAAATTTCTTTAACCTAGCTCCTCTAGTTACAGTATTTATCAAAGGTCCGAATAAAGGATACCCTGCTTCAGGGGTCTCTCTTAAGCGTTCGAGCAGTTCTAATGCCCCATTGCCTGCTAGTTCCGCACCATTAGAAGCATCATCTACATACTTTAATCTTATATCAGTAATTTTTTTGTCAATGATCTCTGCGATGTCTTCAATAGATGAATTATCCAGCCAATCCTCCTGAGCTTGCTTCTTCTTAACATCCATGATATTGTCTATATCATATAACCATGATAAATCCATTCCTATATTTTGATACATTCTTAGCAAAGTCATCTTTTTCATTCTGCTATAATAAAAATCAAAAGCAGCTAATTGTACTGATTTACTTAATTTTTGAAGATATTCTTGTCCCTTATTAGCCTTATAAACTGCATAGCTTTTTGGTCTTTGCTCTAAATAATCTTCTATCGCATTAATAGAAATCTCTTTAGCACCCAATTCATGTAAATTATATATAGACCCAAAAAGAATTTTATGAAATTCTTCTGTAAAATCTTCTTCATTAAAAAAGTATTTCCCATCTTCATCTAGTAAATTGGGGTTTAAATAAATTCCTCCAATAACTTGAATAATAGATGGGATATCTACATATTTTCCCACTTTATTCTTCCTCCTTACTGTCTAAATTAAATAGCCTTTTCATCTTTCGAATCGCGGAAGGAGGGGTAATTTCTATATATTTTATTTTAGGTTTGTATTCTTCAATATTCTTATTTTCATTTGATAATTTCGCTAAATACAAGCTATAATAATATTGTAAAGCATCCTTGTATATAAAAGGGATAATACCAATCCCGCCGTTCGCTTTTTCTATTGAATTTCCTTTAATTTCATAAAACCAAATCAAAGATTTTAACATTCCACTATAAGTATAATTATACATAGCTTTGTAATCTTTAATTTGTTTTTTAATTCTAGCGTTAATATAGGGTTCATCAAACAATTTCATAATATATTGCTCTAATTTTTCTAAGTCTTGCTCTTCCTGGCTTTTTTCTTTTTGATTCTTTTCCGCACATTCTTTATGTGCATATCTCCTTGCGGAAATTTGAGTTGTGTCTATTTTGTCTCTATCAAAACGTTTTTTACAATAAACGCACGTTACTAAATGAGCCATTTAAAACTCCTTAATTCTTTTATTATATTATAACATATTTTTTAATAAATATCAAAAAAGTGTGGACTAATCCACACTTCTTATTAATTCTTTTAAATCAGTGACAATCAAATCTAAAGCCTCAACTTGATCTCTTGAACATTGACTGACTTTCATACCTTTTCCTAAATATCTATCTGTAATTTGAACGATTCTAGGCTGCCAATATTCTTTAAATTCCTCATTAGATTTTTGCATAATTAAATCATTTACAATAGTATTGAAACTATTCAATAATTCATCAAAATCTAATTCTGCTCTTGTGTCTTTATATAAGTTTGATCTTTCGTCTGTAAAATACTCACTTCCATCTTCTTCCATTTGTTTATCAATAGCCATGCCAATAGCATCAACTAAGCTTTGATAATTAAAATCAATGTAATCTGGAGTATATTTAAAACGAGAGCCTGCAATATATCTTGGCGTTCCACGCATAAATAACTTAGTTGAAGTTTTACCTTCTTCATCTTGAACACTACGAGAGTAGCCTATAATATCGCACATACGAGATACAATCGCTCTAGGCTTATTTCCTAAAGTAGGAACGATCTGATTATACTCTTGACCTTGCTCATCTTTAAAAGTTTTATCTACTGAGTGACTAATTAAAACTAAACCATAATCCATTTGAATAATAGAACGTAAACATTCATCATATTCTTTGGCGACTAGAGTATACCCTTTTCCAAAAGGAATATCACTAACAGAATCTACTCCAAAACCGCCGTCTGGTCTTTTTGCATTGGCACAAATATACTTTTCGCATAGGTCATATGCGATATCTGCTGTATCCAGAATAATCGTTTCAAACTGTTCTTTTACTTTTTCATCTTTTAATTGTCTCAGTACTTTTCTAAATTCCGCCCAAGTATTAATTGGCTGAGCCATTGCTCCAGGAATCGCGTTGTATCCTTTTTCAAAAGCCAGCAACAAGTGGCGTGGAAACTTGGTTGCGATCGTCGTTTTACCACTCTTAGGCTCTCCATAGAAGAATACACTGTATCCTCTTAAATCTCTTGATACTTGGTGTGGTTTAATGTTAAGTAAATCAATTCCCATAATTATCTTTCCTCTAATTTTCTTTATTTAATTTATTTATTTTTCTCATTAAATTAAAATAAATTGGGAGCTTAGCTCCCAATTATTAAAAGTTAAAACCACCATTACTTACTGAAACAGTTGAAGCTTTAGGAGAAGAATTGGTATTAGCATCTTTTTGTGCTAAATACTCTTCTCTTCTTTTCTTAACTTCAGCAAGATGAACTTCTCTATTTTGCATAGCTTGAGTAACTTCTTCCGCGGTTAAAACACTCTCATCTCCAAAATCGTATGGCACAAGAGATACTCCAATAATTTCCCATTCCTTTGACTTCTTTTCATAGCTTTTTACTGCTACTTCTCCGCCAAAAGCTGATTCTTCTCTCTGCTCTACTACAATAGTTCTGCAATTAATTCTTCCCCATACTTTTGTAAATAAAGGTTCTGAAGAAGAAAAATCTAAATTTTCAAAGTACTTAATACCTTCTGGATTTTTTAATACAAACTCCACCGGTAAAATATCATTTTTGAAATTAAAAATTGCCCCTCTGATTGTTAAGTAATCATTTAAAATACCTTTTTCCTCATTTGCTTCCACTCTATTCATGGAAGTCATAAGCATATCTGTTGTAAAGGTATTTCTTTCATTTTCTTTACATAAATTACTAACAATAGTAACAAATCCACCCTCATTCACTTTCTGTGATACTAAAGTGTCTTCATTAACATAGAAATCATTTAAAGCAAGAGCAGTATCAATTTTTACTTTCGTTGCCTCATCTTTTCCATCTGTAATCCATACTTTTCCTTCATCAATAATTTTCTTCAAAGCTGTATAAGTAGCGTTTTTCTTACCAGCTTTTGTTGTTTCTGTCACGTATGTAAAGTGTACTTCTACAATATTCATACCCTCTTCATCTACAGCTACACTTAATGTACCTGAAATGAATTCTTTTCCATAATTACTTGACTGCTGATTTTGAACTGTTTTAATTGTCAATTCATGTTCATATACTCTGCCCTCGATATGCTCTGTATTAATTGCTTTGCGTTGCATATTTTTGCTCTCCTTTTTCTACTATAAATTCTTTTTTAGTTTCTTTTATTATTTTCTTCCACTTATATCCGCCTGCAGTCTTTCTTTTTCCTCTACAACATTCACTTATGTTACTAATATTTATTTTATTTTCTTTACCTGCTGAAGATAAGGTAGGATATTCTTTTATAATTAAATTAGTTTCTTTATCAATTTGTTGAATAATATTTTCTTTTTTAACTACTTTAGTTATTTTGTCAAAAGTTTTAATAACTTTATTACTATTCTTATACTTCCATTGAAATTTTCCTGCATATTTTCTTTCTTCTCTGCAACAAGCACAAATATTTCCATGAGAAATTCCTGTTGTTTGACTAGCCTGATTTGCACTTGGATAAGACGTTATATAGTTTCCCTCTAAATCATATTGTTCAATTTCTTTACCTTTTGCTAATCCGGCTCCATTACTTCCACCTTGAATCATATTATATCCATTTGGAACTAAAGTATTTATTTTATCTATCCAAAATTTCTCTTTTTCGTTTAAAAGAGACTTATCACATTCTTCTAGTATCTCAAAAGAAAAATTTGAGATTCCATACTTCCTTATAGCTCTATGTATATAGAAATCATCTTTGGCACATTTGTGTTTAGCGAAGCGATGTTCAATTTCAATACTTTGACCTATATAAGATTTTCCATTAAGTAAATTTTTAATTTTATAAATTCCACAAGACATTTTATATCTCCTTTCATGTTATAAATAAAAATTCAACTTAATAGAATTTTCTCAAATGTCCTTAATAATAAAATTTATTCAAAATCTTTATATAATAATTATATCAAAAATTTTAAACTTTGTCAATCTATACTAATCTATCTGTTTATTTCTTCCTTCATCAGTTAAACTATAAGTTACTGGATCTTTACCAACTTTTTCAACAAAACCATTTGCAATAATTTTTCTCATTGAACCAGAAACTGACCGAGATGACATAAAAAGCCCCTCTCCAATTTCTTTTGAAGTAAAAAGGTTATTATATTTATTTTCATTAGATTGCATATATTTTAAAATCTTTGAGCCATTCTCTGTCATTCCACTATTGCTAGGACTTTTCTTATCATTTAAAAACTGGCTCCAAAAATTTTTAATATCTTCCCAATCTTCCCCGTAATTTTCTACATATATATCTTCTTTTTCAAAAATCTCTGCTTGAATAAAACTTATAAACTTCTCTTTGTTTGTCATAATTTTATATAACCTTTCTTTATTCTTTATTCTTTATTATACAATAATTATAACATTTATTTTAATAAAATTCAAATAAGTATATTTTATTTAAGAGGTTTTCTTCCGCAACTTCTCTCGCCTTCATTACAATAGCCAAGATACTCACATTTAGGACAAAAATAATTTGTAACTAAATATTCCCATTCTTCAGAATATTGTTTTAAAGCTTTAATTAAATCATTAAATAATTCACGATACTCCCAATAGGCACAAGTACACATTCTTTGATGGGACATATCTATTAAAGTTCTTAAATTAATTTTACAAGAAACAACAGTAGTCATTCCAAGCGGAAGTCCATTCGCAGTGTCCTCATGTGGGATATTATAAACTTGTTCTAAAGTTAATAGTGTTTCATTTATAATAGCCATTAATTCATCCCACAATAAACTAGCACCTTTTTCTTTTTTAATACTATGCGGGGTAATGTATTTAAAATTATTTTTTGCGTAGTCTATATATCTAGTGGAAGCCTGAACTCTTGTAGGCATTCCACCAATATGCGTATACAATTCTCTAATGACTCTTGCAGAATATCCATCTAAAGTTAAATACACATCGGGAAATTCCCAAGTTCTTCCATGCCCACTTTTTAAGTTATGAATACCTCTTTTGTAATTTTTCTCTTTATTATCTATAGGAGCGTTATAACAAACTCCGGACATTTCTCCAATTAATGTAATTGGATCTTTAGTAGTTCTTTCGTTAATAATAATTTGTCCCATTTATTCTCCTTTAATCTCATTTTATTTATTTCCAGAAGTGCTATTATAACCATAAATATCACTTTGATACATTTGAATCCAAAATTTTTCTTTTTCGTTCAATTCTGTTCTTGAACATTCTTCCATCAGTTCAAAAGAAAAGTTCCAGACTCCATCTTGCTGCATTGCTTTATATAATTTGTTTGTTGCGGAAGCATCTATTCCCAATCCGCATTTAACGTGCTGCTTAAATCTATCTTGAATATTAACACTCTGTCCAATATAACATTGTTTAGTTAATAAATTTGTAATTTTATAAATGCCGCATTTAGCTGCTGTTCCTAATATTCTATTACACATTTCAGTTGTCTGTTTTTGAAAATAAGTTGACCAAATAATTTTATTTAAAACAACAGGTTGATGAAAAGAAACTTTTATTTTATTTAATGCCATTATATCTGATAATTCATTATCTGTAATAGTTAATTTATAAAAGTTAATCGCTTCTTCTTTTTCTCTTTCGCGGAGTTGAGCCTGTACGCCAGCACTCAGTGATTCTTTTATTTTATGTAAAGATTCATCAATTTCCTTTTTCTCTTTATCAGTCTTAGCTTTATATAAGTCATATTTTAATTCTATATCTTCATACGCTTTTTCTAATTCTAAAACATATTGTTCTTTTGCATATTTAATTTTATCTTTATAACTGTTGTACTCTTTTAGTTGACTTTCTTTAAAATCACTTAATTGGTCTAATATATCATTTTTCTTTTGACAAAAAGTTTTAAAAGCATCAGATTGCTGCTCTGTAAGCAAAGATAATTCTCTCTGCTTGCCTTTAATCTGCATTATCAAATTGCGTTTCTGGAAAACTAAAGAATTTAATTCTCTTAATAAGGCTTCTTTTTCTTCCTCTTCCTTTTTATTATTATATATAATAGTATTTTTTGATTTTATTGTTAAATATATCCCATAAAATAAAAAAATAATACTAATAAATAAAAAGAATATTATATAAACAATATTGGTATCCTCCTTAAATAAAAAGAATGGGTTAAACTAATAATTAGCTTAACCCTTTTAAAATTTATGATTACTCAGCCTGTTCTGTTACATCTGGATCGAAAGCACGACCTTCGTCGGTCAAGCGAATAAATTTAACTGCTTTATGAGTGCCATCTTCAAGCTCAATCTCTGACGGAACTCTTTCCATTAAACCTTTTCTCTGAAAAGCAGAAGTTACAATACCATTTACACTTCTTACTTCGAGACCAGTTGCTTCTGCGATATCTGCCGCTGTTACATTCTGTCCATCTACACTCTTTACATAATCAAATACTTTTCTTGAATTTTCTTTTAATGCTGCCATTTTTTTCTCCTTTAATTTTAAAACATAGTATATTTTATTTTTATTATTAGATGATTTCATCTTATATTTTATATAAATATTATACCAAAAATTTTTTAATTTGTCAATAATTTATTTTTGGTTATATAATCATCTATCATAAACATATCTTCTAAAGATAACGTTTTCGATATTTCTTGAATTTCCTTCATATTTTCTTGAACATTTTTACCCTTAGAAAGTTCTTGTTCCATCTTCACTATTTTAAATGCTAAATCTTTTATTTCTTTATTTTTCATATTTATATTATACCAAAAATTTTTTAAAAAATCAAAAAATGCTACTTACTGTACAGTCTTTTGCATCTTTATCTTCTCTTAAACCTTTCCAAAAGCCATGTCTAATTGTTTTTTCGTTAGAATCTAGTTCCATACATTGTATCTTTACTACATGATTAAGATAATTTTCTGGATTCTTAGACATATCTTCTTTTAATTCATCAGAAATTCCAGAATGAATAGTACCTATATCAACAATAGCTCCATTACTATCATACGCTCCTATTTTTATTCTAGCATTATGCCAATTATAATAATAAGGTTTTGTCACTGGAATTATTTCTTTTCCCATCTTAAGAAGTTCTTTATAAGTCCCTTGCATCCTAATACCATTCTTATTAATGCAAAAACCCCAAGAATCTAATTCTTTTCCATAGTATTCTTTTGTAGGCTCCTCGAATCCTATAATAATAGCATCTATAAAATCTACCTTTTTCGCTTTTAAATTGCTGTCTGGGCGTTTTCCAGGTTGATATACTCCATCCTTCTTTTTCAAAACCATTCCCTCTTCACCTGCGGACAGAGCATTTCCAACTCTTTCATATAAATTATCTTCCCACGCTTCCGCGAGTTCGAGAAAATCATATTCTTTTAAATTATATTTTTTCCAAACTTCTTTTAATATATTATATCTAACTAAACTGCCAGTGTTTAATAAATTATAACCATTATATACTAAAATGTCATGAATATAGTAATGAATCAATCCATATGAGCCATTTTGTCTTTCTATTGCTTTATTAGCTAAGCTTCCCATAATAGGTGTAACATTTTTAGAACTTCCTCCTGGGTAATAAATTTCTCCAATTAAAACTGTTTTATCTGGTAAGCACTCTAAAGCATTGACTATATGAGGAATATTATCATGTTTCTCTGTTAAAAGTCCAGTCTTTTTACTTACTGTCCGCCCAAATAAATAACAATTTTCATTCTTAACAAACTGATAGAAAGCTCCATCTTTTTTAAGCTGACCAAAATATTCTCCGCTTGAACAAGCTTTTTTTAGCTGTTCTTTTGTAGAAGAATGAATTAGCATAGGCTCAATCATTAAATCTTCCGCTCCTGGATATAAAGACTCAATTTTTTTCTTGTCAAAAACCAATATAGACCTCCTTCTATTTTCTTCTATTGCTAAGCTTTACAACTTAACAATAGAAGAAATCAAACTATTTTTTAACATAATATTTCCTATGCTTGTGCGGCTTAACTTAGGAATATCTTTTGTAGATATACATATTGACTTTGGCTTACCTACAATTAGCAAGTTGTCTGAATCATCTACCATACCTCCGCCAATAATCACTCCAGAAGTATCTGTAGTTTTATAGATAATAACCCCTTTTCCCGCCCTCTGTTGAAGCGGCAGTTCTTCTAAAGATAATTTCTTTCCTAGACCTCTTGTTGTAACAATAGCTAAACAATCATCCTTCTTATTAATTGGTAATCCCGCAATAACTTCATCATTCTCATCTAACTTAATAGCTTTAACACCCGCAGTAACTCGTCCAATAGGGTTGATTTCATCTGTAGGAAAATGGATAGCCATACCATTCTTTGTTATAACTATCATTTCTTCTTTTTCTATGAAAGTTACGTTAGCTAGAGAGTCGTTATTTTTTAAATTTATCGCAGCAATACCTGTACTTCTTTTTACTTTTGTATATTCCTCTAAAGAAGTTTTCTTAATTAAACCTTGCTTAGTTATGAAAATAACATATTTTGCTTTTGTCTTTCTGTGCAAAGAAGTAATAGCAATAACTTTTTCATCTTTTTCTATATTTATTAAAGTATTGATATTTATTCCTTTTGATAAATTAGTTCCAGTTGGCACGTTATCTACTAAAAATCTATACATTTTACCTTTAGATGTAAAAATCATAAGAGTATCAATAGTATTTGTAGATATAACATCTAATGTGGCGTCATTTTCGCTTTTGACTCCTTTTCCATTTTTCTTTTGAACTTTAAAAGATTTCAAAGGAATTCTTTTAATATCCCCATTTTGGGTCATAATAACGACTACATCCTCTGGAACAACTTCCGCAACTTCTTTTTCTTCTGGTTTAATGTCAAGGTGAATTAACTCAGTTCTTCTATTATCACCATATTTTTTTACTAATGATTCTAACTTAGTTTTAATATCAGATAATTGTAAATCCCTACTTGAAATATGTAATTTCAATTCTGCAATTTTAATTAGCAAGTCTTTTTTCTCATTCTCAAGTGTTATTTTTTCCAAACGAGCTAAACTAGATAATCTCATTGCCAAAATGGATTTAGCTTGAATTTCAGACAGCTTATAAATTTCAATCAGTTTATTTTTCGCGGCTTCTGAATTTTCTGACTTTTTAATTAAAGAAATTACATTGTCAATATCTTCCAAAGCTATTAAAAGACCTTCTACAATATGTAATCTATCTTTTGCTTTCTTTAAGTCAAAAGTCAATTCTTTCTTCAAACATTCAATATTGTGTTCTATATATATCTTGCAACAGTCAGATAAATTCAACTCTGTTGGTACTTTATCAACTAATGCGACTTGATTATATGATATACTTGTTTGAAGGTTTGTTTTAGAATAAAGCTTTTTTGCTATTGAATCTAAGTTTGAATCTTTCTTACACTCAATTACAAGTCTAATTCCTTTTTTGTTTGTTTCATCGCGGATTTCAGAAATTCCTTCTATCTCTTTTGAATCACAAACCTCACCTATTTCAGTCAGTAGTCCTTCAATAGTAGTTCCATAAGGAATTTCATAAAAGACAATGTTATTTTTTTCAATTTTATATTTTCCGCGGACTTTAACAGACCCATGTCCAGTTTTCATAATCTGCGGAATGTCTTTACTATTTATTACGATTCCACCAGTTGGGAAATCCGGTCCTGGTAAGGAAGGCTCTTTTCCATCCATATAATCGTAAATAGCTTGTGCAACTTCCTTAAGGTTGTGCGGAAGCCAATTACAGGCGATAGCAACCATATTTGTCTATTATTTCTAATAGTACTGACTATATCTTAACTAATCATTTGATTAGCAATATCTATTTCGAGCTATGTATCAATAATAGCCCTACTCCTCCGATCCGAGGATAGTCGATACAGGTTATAAAATATATTTAATTATGTTTTAATTTATTATTTAAAACTGCATTTCTTTTTCTTAAAGGATATATTAAACCAACTTGTTTGTATGAAGTTCCTCTACATATATTACCTATTGTGTTTGGACTACAATTATATTTTTTAGCTAAATCTTTATATTCAATTAAAGTAGTCTGTAGGTCTTTTATAATATTATCAATTATTTCTTGAGAAAATTTTGCGTTTGGATTTTTAACTCCTTCTTGTTTATGTCTTTCCTTTCTAATTGGATAAGACTCTTTTTCATGTAAATATCTATTTCCTTTGTTAATTTCCTCAATCGTTCGTCTACTTACTTCATACATTTCAGATATTTTCACCATAGGAATATTTGTGTCTCTTAAAAGTGAATATATATTTTTAACATCTTCTTCTGAGAACTTTGCTTGAGGATTATATATTCCTTCTAGATTTCCTCCAGCAGTTAAATTATATCCTTTTTTTTTATTACAAGTATCATATTTATTTATATAATAAAATTCTCTATCCAGTAATAATTGTCTATTGTCGCCAGGAATTACTTCTAAAATATCAAATTCAAATGTTTCTCTAGTAAAATATTTACTAATAGCTCTATCTACTATTTGTTGATGCTTTGTTAAATGCTCATACATTCTTCTTAAAATATTATTACTAAGACCTATATAACTTTTTCCATTTGGAAAATCTATCTTATAAATTCCAGCAACTTTTGGACAATTCTTTAAATTAAAACTCATTTTTATTTTTCTCCTTTTCTTTTTACGAATGTAGGAGATTAAATATATTTTATCTTCCCACGGTATTGCCATATATATACAAATCTCCTCTGTATATACTTAGGTTTCACCGTTAGCAATTTAATTATTTTTGTCCTTTTAACTAAATTACCCCTGTGATGAGCAGGCAAAGATATAACAGGCATTGCTACATACCAATTCCAGTATTCGGGTTACACAGCAAGTTGGGGAAAATAGCTGGCAAAGTTACTGGTTCATCCAGAGTTTCATCATAGTTCTGAATAAAATCAACATTTTTCTTTTTTAACCCAGATAATAAGCCATCTTCCGCAATCTTGCTTAATCTTGCTTCTGTATAACGAGATGCAGCAGGTCCATCTCCCGCGATATTTCCATTATTACCATGCCAGTCAATAAGAGGATATCGCAATACCCAGTTTTGAGAAAGACGAACTAGAGCCCCATAGATTGAGCTATCCCCATGAGGATGATACTTGCCCATAACGTCTCCTACTATTCTAGCACTTTTAATATGAGGTTTATTAAAACTACGCCCTTCTTCATAAGAAGACCAGAGGATACGTTTTGCTACAGGCTTCAATCCTGATTTGGCATCGGGGATCGCTCTGTCTGTATTTACTGCGACCGCGTATTCTATAAAGTTCTTCTTCAATTCATTTGTCACGTCATTTATATTATGCATTGAATCTCGCTCCTGTATCTTTGTTTAAAATCATTATATTTAATAATTTTATTCTTATAATACTATTATAACATATTTTTTTATTATTTTCAAGTTTAATTAACTTTTTAAAGAGAAAGTATAATTCTATATATAAATTATCTTTTATCTATTTGTTAATAGTAAAATAAGAAAGACACTTATATAAAAGCATCTTTCTTGTATTTTATTCATAATCATTAGATTACTCTGCATTGTAAGTAGCTTCTTGGCTATGACTTTTAATATAAGCTTTTCTTGCAGTAACTCCCGCACCCATTAGCTGGTTAAATAGAATATCTGTTACAGAAACATCTTCAACTGTAATTTGTCTGATAATTCTTTTCTCAGGGTCTGTTAAAGTTTCTTCTGTCTCATCTACTGACATTTCACCTACGTGTTACTCCACTATTACTAGTGGCACTGACTATTTCTTCTCTCAGGCTAACGTATTAACTGCCTTCTTCGAGTCCACCTTTTTGAAATGCGTATCAATAGCAATTCTACTCTCCAACAACGGAGATAGTCGATACAGGATTATACCATAATAGATTTCAATTATAATTATGATATTTTCCCACGAGACCATCTTTAATAGTTTTATAATAAATATTAAAGACTCCCTCGTTAGCTATCTATTTTTTTAGATAACCCCTCTGATAAAAGGAAAAGTGGATAGGGACCAGACTACCTCGTATCCCTTCATACGTCCAACTAAATACTTCTTTCCTGCATTGGCTTTTTTAAATGCCTCTAATTCTTCATCATTTTTTAAATACTTATATTCTTTTCCAATAGTAATTTTATATAAAGGTGGAACTCCCGCATAAACATATCCATCTTTTATAAGTTCTGGACAAAAGTTCCATATAAAAGTATAGAAAAGATTTTTGATATGTGCCCCGTCGCGTCTCATTCTCATGTTTCCATAAGCACTGACTATCTTTTACTTAATATAAATTAAGGAGACCTTTTCGACATTTAACCAGCTTCGTTACCTAAAACTAGACTACGTATCAATAGTAGCTCTACTTCCCTGCCCAGAAGGCTTAGGGAATAGTCGATACAGCTTCAATTATTCTTCATTTTATATTTTATATTTTGTAAGATTTATAAATATAAACTAAAGAACAAAAGTTTGCCACGGGATTCTCATACGCTTTATCATCACGATATACGCTCCAGAGTTCCCCGTTAGCATATATTATTATTATTATTATAGTAATAATATATACCCGCTTGATTAAGCGAAAAGTCTTTCATACGCCGTATTACTGACGTCCGCATCTGACATTATAATTATTTTACCATATCTTAAATCTTCTTTATCGTAAGTTACTTTCATGGTTTTAGGATCAATTTTAAGTCCAAAAGCATCAATCATAGTCATAATCTCAGCGTTTTTCTGAATTTGAGTTAATGTAGCTTTTTGACAATTTAAAATTTTTCCTCTTACAGGCATGACTGCCTGGAATTCGTTGTTCCGTGCTGTTTTTAAGTTACCTGAAGCACTATCCGTGCGTATCCCATATTTCTATAGGCACTGACTATCTCTTCACTCTGATTTGTCAAATCTTCAACGTGTCCTCTATTTCCACTTTTGTATCAATAAAAAGTGTACTTCCAATCTCACTTGGAATAGTCGATACAGCTTATTTTATATCTTTATCAATAAGATATAAAATCTTGCCACGGGATTGACTTCACCTAAACATGTTTTGACTTTCATGTGTAATGGTCAGCTTTCCCCGTTAGCACGCAATTTGCGTACCCCGCTGATAAACGGTAAAAAGGATTAGGGCAATATTTTTTTACTTACCCTCAGTCACGTATATTTCGCACTTCATTCTATCCTTTGAGTAACAATCCGCAAGTTTAGAATCAAATTTTAAAACTTTTTCTTTTTTCTTCTTTTCTTTTTCTCTTGCAAGTTCTCTTGCCTTTTTTGCGGCTTCACTTGCCTTTTTCGCGGCGATTGCTTTATCAAAAATTACTTTAATCTCTTTTTCATTTGACAAAAGCCACTCTTGAATATTTTCCGCAATAATACCAGTAAAAGGCGTCATATCAAGCTTTACAATCCTAGATTTAGTCTGAGCGTCATAGGATACTCCTGGAGCTGTAATATTAAAAGCTACCATTAATCCCTCTTGTATGGCAGATCCTTCTAAGTTATCATCTTTAGTTTTCAACCATTTTTTCTCTCTAAAGAATTTATTAAATTCTCTAGTAATTAAAGACTTAATCTGTGTAATATGCGGTCCTGCATCTGTTTCTCCTGTATTAACATAAGAAATCATATTAGTTGAATAATTTTTTGTATATGTCAATACTAAATCAATTTTATTTTTACCATTACTATGTTTAATGCATAGTCTATTGTTAATAATTTCAGTATCTTTAACTTTATCTGAAACTAAGTCATCAAGACCATTTTTTGAAACATATTCAATAGCATCTTTTCCATTATGGGTTAAGTTAATTGTCAATCCTGGACATAAACAAACTAATACATGAAATAATTCTTTTATTCTTTTCTCATCTATTTCCGCGTGATTAAAAAATTGTTTATCTGGTTTCCAGGAAACAATAGTTCCAGTATGATGATCTCTCTGCAATCCTGTCTCTCTTGATTTAAAAATTCCATCTTCAAAATAGATAGATTCAAAATGACCATCTCTAAAAGTTTTAACATTTAGATTACTTGAAAGAAAATTTGTTAATTTACTTCCAATTCCATTTAAACCTAAAGCTGTGCCTTCATACACACCATCTTCTGAAAACTTACCAGAAGTATTTAAAACATCAAAAGAAGCTTGCAAAACGCTTTCCCCATCTTCTCTCATAATATTCACTGGAAAGCCTTGAGCAAAATCTTCTACTGTACAAGAGCCATCATCTTTATAATCTACATTTATTATGTTTCCATTTCCCGCTTGAAACTCATCAATAGCATTAGATACAATCTCAATCAATAGCTGGGTTGAATACTCCGTGGACCCACAATAAACCCCAGGTCTAAGTCGTGTAAACTCCCGCGGGCTTAATGATTCTATTGACTTCTCATTATATAAATTGCCCATATTTTCTCCTTATCATCTTTAATATCCATATTAAATACATTTTTTCTTTTTTTCTTTTCCTTAATATATTATAATATATTTTTTAAAATAAATCA